TATATAATGAGAAATATCTTACAGGTAGTTATGTTATAACTAAGAAGAAGGAATATAAAGACATTGACTTTCTTCTATGGACAGATAACAAAAAGAAACTTGAAGATGAGTTAAAACTATTTGAGTTTGAGTTGTGTGGTAAGGAGGGTTATCCTTATTCTAATGTTACTGCTTATAGAAAAGGACCATGTAATGCTATTATAGTTACTGACTTTAAAGTATTCCTTAGATGGAAAGCTGCTACTCTCTTAGCTACTAATATGAAATTAGTAGAAAAAGCAGATAGAGTGGAGTTATTTAATATCATTATAAATGAACCAAAGAAAACACGAACAGCAAATAAAATTAAACCACAAGTAGCCCCTCCAAAAGCTGTATTTAACAGAGCTTGGATTGATGAGAGGATTCAAAATATACGACTAAACCCAAATGATGTCTTACAACCTAATGCTTTTGCAGTTGGACCAGGAGTAAGAAATGTAGTTGATGATATAGAGTTTTAAATGATTATAAATTCAGATGCGCGTCAGCTTGAGGTAAATGTAGCTGCATATCTTAGCCAAGATTCTACTCTATTAGATGAGGTAAGAAATAAAGTAGATCTACATGAAGATAATAAAAATAGATTTAATCTACCCTCTAGACTTATAGCTAAAATTCTAAAATTTAGAATAATTTATGGGGGTAGTGCTTATAGTTTTTCAGTTGATGCTGATTTCGCTGATGTAGGTTATAATGCTAAACAATGGCAGAATGTCATTGATGAGTATTATAATAAGTATAAAGGTCTAGCCAAATGGCATACGAGTATTGTTCAAACTGCTATTGCTACAGGCCAACTTATTATGCCTACGGGTAGACGCTTTTCTTTTGAACCAAAACCAAACTACAAAGGAGAGTTAGTTTGGCCTGAAACTACTATTAAAAACTACCCGGTTCAAGGAACCGGAGCTGATATAATGTCTATTATCAGAGTAGATTTCAGTAAAAGATTTAGAGAACAACAAATAAAAGGTGTACTTGTTTCTACAGTACATGATAGTATTGTAGTTGATGTTGAAGATAGTGAAGTTGCTAAAGTCATTGACCTATTCAACAAAGTATACTATGATATGCCTAAGAATTTTAAGAAACTCTTTGGGATAGAGTATAATCTCCCTATATTTAATGAAGTATCTGTTGGTAAAAACATGAAAGACTTAACGGAGATTTAAATGAGTCAACAAGTAATCGAAATTATCAATGTAGCTATTACGACTGTACCTACAGCAAAAGGTAGTTATAATGTTGCTGATGTCACATATAAGAATAAGACTTTCCAAGATAAAGTAGAAGCTAAGAAAATTATGAGTTTTACTTTTAAACAAACCTATGATGTACTATCAAAGGCTATCTTTGGACAAGTATATTATATTGATAGAGTTAAGAATGAAAAAGGGTTTTGGGATTGGACTAAAGCCTCTACAACGAACGAACCACAAGAGGATGTACCTATGGCTGCACAACCAGTCGCTAACGCAGTAAAGGCCCCTTCAGTGAGCCCTAAGAGTACTTATGAAACATCAGAAGAGCGTGCTGCAAAGCAAGTAATGATTGTACGTCAGTCTTCTATTAGTAGCGCAGTAGCTATGCTTGCAGCTAATGGTGGTAAGAAGAATACTCCTGAAGAAGTACTAGCTATTGCTAAGGAGTTTGAGGCTTACGTCATGGGTATTGAGAAAAAGAATCCAGAAGACTTCTCTGATCTAGAAGAAGATGTACCCTTCTAATGATAGCTCTTATAGACGCTGATTTAGTAGCGTTTAGAGTAGCTGCAACTTGCAACAGCGAGGAGGATGGTGTCCTAGACATTGCTCTTCTTCGTTGTGATAAACTTATGCAGGATATTGTAGATGCTACTGAAGCTACTCATTACAAAGCATTCCTAACTGGTAGAAATAACTTTAGAAAGCGCATAAATCTAGAATATAAAGCGAATCGAAAAGATACTATACCACCAATCTACTTACAACAATGTAGAGATTTTCTTATTAAAGAATGGAATGCTGAGGTATCTGAAGGATGTGAAGCTGATGATATGTTAGGAGAGAACCAAGATCAAGAAGGCTATTTGATAACTCACGGTGGAGATGATCCTTTCTATAAGACTGTTATCTGCACTCTAGATAAAGACCTTGATATGGTTCCAGGATTGCATTATAATTGGGTTAAAAATGAGATATATACTATATCCCCATTGGAAGGATTACGTCATCTATATAAACAAGCTCTTATTGGCGATAGAAGTGACAACATCCAAGGTGTTGCTGGAATTGGTCCCGTTAAAGCAGCACGTATTATTGACTGCTTAGAAACTGAAGAGGAGATGTATGAAACTGTTAGACAACTTTACAATGATGACGCGAGACTCTGTATGAATTTACAGTGTTTATATATATGGCATTAAATTTAAAAGAACCAGTTAAAACCTTTAATGGTTGTGAAGTAAAGATTTACCATGTATATGATACACAAATGCATGGTGCTTATTTTTTAAATAATAGTTGGAAAGCTGCAACATGGATGTTACCTAATGGTTGGTGTGTAGGTAAGTCTAACCATTATGATTTAGTTAATGAGTGAGTGGAGTACTGGTAGGCGTAATAGTTTTATAACTAGCGTCATTAGACGTGGCTTTACTAGATGGCCCGCTAAATTTGAAGTATTAAACAATGCAAAAAAAGGAAAGAAAATAAATGACAAAACAGGACGTTTGGCTGAACATTACGAATGCAATGTCTGCCACGAAGAATATACTAACAAAGATGTGGAAGTGGATCACATCACACCCGTCGTTTCCGTTAGTGGTTGGCACAGTTGGGATAACTTTATTGACAGTCTCTTTTGTAGCATATCTAATTTGCAAGTAATTTGCAAAACATGCCACAAACAAAAGAGTAAAATTGAAAATGAAGAACGAAAGAAAAATAAAGTTCGATCTGTGGATATTACATCTTCCACCTATCAATCTTTATAACATTAATTTAATTTATAGGTATTATAAATGAAGACTTTCCTTATTAGTGACACACATTTTGGTCATGCTAATATTCTTACATTTAAGAATAATGATGGTAGTAATCTAAGACCATACTCTTCGTTAGAAGAAATGAATGAAACTTTAATTAGCAACTGGAATAGTGTTGTCTCTAGTGAGGATAAGATATACCATTTAGGTGATGTTTTATTTACAAAGAAATGGTTGGATTTAATCTTACCTAGACTTAATGGAACTAAGGTACTAATTAAAGGTAATCATGACAACTTAAAACTATCTCAGTATCAACAATACTTTAAAGATGTTAGAGCTTATCATATATTAGATAAGTTTTTACTTAGTCATATACCAATTCATCCTGAAAGTTTATCTAAATGGGATGCTAATATACACGGCCATCTTCATAATAATACCCTACCAGATGATAAATATTTAAATGTATCTGTAGAAAGAATTAATTATACACCAGTAGATTTTGAATATATAAGGAGTTTATATAAATGAGTTTTAAAAATAGATTAGCAAATGCTAACAATGAGTTTCAAGGAGATACTAAGAAGGTACTCTGCCTTTGTTCAGCAGGACTATTGCGTAGCCCAACAGCAGCAGTAGTTCTCTCACAAGAACCATATAATTATAATACAAGAGCAGCAGGTGTTTCTGATGAGTATGCTCTTATCCCAGTTGATGAAGTTCTATTACATTGGGCTGATGAAATTGTCTGTGTTGAACAACGTGTTACTAATGCTCTATTAGAAGAATTTGATATAAAGAAACCAATTATTACTCTTAATATTCCAGATATGTATGAATATAGACATCCAGAATTAATGAGAATGATTAAGGAGCAGTATGAAGCACCTCGTGATTCCTGATGTACAAGCCAAAGAAGGACAGGACTTTACGTTCCTGTCTTTTATTGGTAGATATATTGTCGATAAGAAACCAGACACCATTGTGTGTCTTGGTGACTTCGCTGACATGCCTTCTTTAAGCTCGTATGACAAGGGTAAAAAAGAGTTTGAGGGTAGGAGATACACGAAGGATATAGCGGCTGCTACGCAGGCTATGAATGCCCTTCTAAGCCCTATTCTTGAGTTCAATGCTAAGGCACGTAGAAATAAAGAGAAGCAATATTTTCCAAGGCTTGTTATGACTCTTGGAAACCATGAGTATCGTATTGAACGGGCAGTTAACGATGATCCTAAATTAGAAGGACTTATCTCTACCACAGATTTACCATATAACAGTTGGGAAGTATATCCATACTTAGAAGTTATTGGTATTGATGGTGTTAACTATAGCCATTACTTTACTTCTGGTGTATTAGGTAGACCAGTAGGAAATGCTAAGCAGCTATTACAAAAGAAACACCAATCCTGTGTACAGGGTCATGTACAAAAGATGGATATCGCAACTGACTACCGTGCTGATGGTACTCCTATTATTGGTCTCTTTGCAGGATGTTGTCTCACGCCTGACCACAAAGTTCTAACAGCAGACTTGGTTTACAAAGAGTTAGGTGATGTAGTAGTTGGGGATACTCTTGTATCTTTTGATGAAGAAGTAGTGGATAAACGTAGTCGTAGATATAAAACAGGGATAGTAGAAGCAGTTAAACGAGCAACTAAGCCTTGTTCTATTGTTACCCTTGAATCAGGTAAACAATTTAAAGTTACCAAAGACCATCGTTGGTTAGTTAAAACAGGATCTAATTATCATTGGAGAACTACAGAAAGTCTACGAGTAGGTACTTGTATTCCTCGTTTATTTGAAGAATGGGATATAGAACGTTCTTATGAAGCTGGGTGGCTTTCAGGTATGTATGATGGAGAAGGCTCTCTTTCTCAGCGTACAACTACTGGAGGAACTGTTATGCAACTATCTATCGCACAAAACGAGGGTAAAGTATTAAATCGTTTGCTAGAGACAATTTCTACTTTTGGGTTTAGTTATGGATCTAAATGCGCTAATGGACGCTCTTGTTGGCAAACAAGACTTATCGGAGGAACTACAGAGATTGCTAGATTCTTAGGTAAGATTAGACCTACACGTTTGCTTGCCAAATTTAAACCTGAGTTCTTAGGTAGAATTAACTCTCCAGACGAAAATAATGACAGAGTTGTTTCTATCAAAGATATAGGAGAACAAGAAATTGTAATGATTGCTATTGATGCAAAGACAATGATTGTTGAAGATTATCCTCACCATAATTGTTATGAACATGATGAAGGTTATCTAGGACCACAAGGTAATACATACTTCAGAGGAATACATTTCTTATATGAAGTTCAAGACGGTTCCTTTTTTCATCATCCGATTTCTTTAAGTTATCTTAGAAAAAAGTATGCCTAGATCAGAAAAAAGAAGACAGTATGAAAAAGAGTATTACTCTCTAAATAAAGAGAGAATACAAACAGCAGCTAGGGCCCGGAGAATCTTAAATTTAGATCAAGATAGACTCCGAGTGCTAAAGTTAGCTAATAGAATGAAACAAGATGCAGATGTGATAACTCTTAAATTATTTTGTACTGGTATATTAAAACACATTGAGGTTGGAAATTTATGAACGAAAACTACACACAAATTGAAGACGATTGGTATTTCTTGAAACAAGAACAAACAGCTACAGATGATGTTATAAAAGACTTACGTAGTAGAGAGAAGATGGGGTATAAGAAGTATAATAAATTCTTAACTCCAAATACAGATGAGGATATGCTACAGCATTTATTCGAGGAACTACTTGACGCGAGTTTGTACATCAAAACATTAATTAATAAAAGGAAATTAAATGAATCTAAGTGATTATCAAGTATGGACTAGGACTACAGATGGAGTTTAAATCTTGTACTAGATGTGGAGAAATAAAACAACTTTCAGAATATAGAATAACTAGACAAGGTAAATATCATTCTTCTTATTGTAGAGGATGTGAAAGTATTCGCTATAAAGAATACTATTCTAAAAACAAAGAAAGACTTCTAATTGAATTAAGACATAAATCTAGAAAACATTTATATGGTATTTCTAAAGAAGAATTTGTTTTATTAATTGAAAAGCAGAAAAACTCTTGCGCTATTTGTGGTACACAAGAACCTGGTGGAAAAGGAAACTGGCATGTAGATCACGACCATAATACTGGTAAAGTACGTGGTTTATTGTGTCATAAATGTAATACTGGCCTTGGTCTCTTTTTAGATGATACTAAGATTTTAACAAGTGCAATTAAATATTTGGAGAAAAATATATGACATTAATGGAATATCAGATTTGGAGTAGGTCTGTTGCTATTTATCCAGGTACTAGAGCTATTGAGTATCTAGCACTAGGTCTTACTTCTGAGGCAGGAGAAGTAGCTGGTAAGGTAAAGAAATATGTACGTGATTTAGCTTGGGATAAGGATGCTGTCATTGCAGAACTAGGTGATGTGTTCTGGTATCTAGCTAGAATGTGTGATGAGATGAATGTAAATGCTGAAGAAGTATTACAACTCAATCATGAGAAGTTAGAGAGTCGTAAGGCTCGTGGTACTATACAAGGTAACGGGGATAATAGATGAGAGTCGAACGTGCCTTTTCTCCCATCAAGATTGTGATTGAGACTATTGAAGATCGTAATTTCTTTACTACAATCTTAATGTCAGCTTTTAAAGCTGAAGATAGAGCTTGGATTAGTAAAGATTCTACCTATCTTCGTAAATTACAAGAACTAAAAAGAGAGATTAATCTATGAGTTGGTTAACTGAATTATTCTCATCATCAGTAGCTACTGTTGTTGAAAAGACAGGAGAGGCTATTGATAGACTTATTACTTCTGATGAAGAAAGACTTAGACTTCAAAATGAATTAACTAAGATTCAACTACAAGCTCAACTAGATGCACAGAAACAAGCTGATACAGTAGAGGTTAAACTAGAAGAAGAGATTACTAAACGATGGCAAGCAGATAGCTCTGGGGATGATCCTCTAGCTAAGCAAGTTAGACCAGGTTCATTATTATTCTTACTTCTATCTATGACATTCTTTGTAGCTGTAGATAGTACTAGTTACTTTGAGTTTGATATTAAAGAATCTTATATCTCTCTATATGAAACACTATTACTCCTAGTATTCGCTGCTTATTTCGGTGGACGTTCTCTAGAAAAGATTATGGTGCGTAAGAAATGAGTTGTTTTTATAAAAACCACGAGCAGGGAGAATCCCTGTGAGTTATACATATGCTGATGTTCTTCGTAGACTTATACAAGAACGTGAGATTGATTTACTAGAACTTCTGGAGATTTCTTCAGAAGATTTAGTAGAAAGATTTCGAGATAAGATAGAAGAAAAACTAGAGGATTTTATAGAAGAGTTTGAAGAAGAAGAAGAAGAAACTGATTGGGAGAATTACGACTAATGGAAATTAATAGATTTAAAAACTCGTTTGCAGCAAACATCTTTAGACTTAAGTATGCAAACGGAAACAATGATACTTGGGATGCACTAGCAGAACGTCTAATAGAAGATGTATGTGGTACTAGATGGGGTACAGAACGTCAACTCATGAGTGTAGATGACCAGAAACAACTGGTACAATACATCAAAGAGATGAAGTTTATTCCAGGTGGTCGTTATCTATATTATTCTGGTAGAGAATTTAAAGCATACAATAATTGCTATCTACTACGGGCTGAAGAAGATACTAGAGAAGAGTGGGCTAATATTGTCTATAGAGCTATGTCTTGCCTCTCTAGTGGTGGTGGTATAGGTATTGACTACTCTATCCTAAGACCCTCAGGAAGGCCCTTAAAACGTACAGGAGGCACTGCTTCTGGTCCTATCCCATTGATGCAAGCTGTTAATGAAATTGGTCGTAACGTAATGCAAGGTGGTAGTAGACGTAGTGCTATTTATGCTAGTTTAAATTGGCAACATGAAGACATTGGTTTGTTTCTCAATGCTAAGAATTGGTCTGAAGAAACTAAAGCTGCTAAAGCTTTAAACTTTAACCATCCTGCTACATTAGATATGACAAACATTTCTGTTAATTATGATGATGCTTGGGGTTTTAATCCTGAGAATCCAATCTTCTTGCAGAACGTACGTCAAGCTATGGAGACTGGTGAACCTGGCTTCAGCTTTAACTTTGGAGATAAGGAAAATGAAACTCTTAGGAACGCATGCACAGAAGTTACGAGTGAGGACGATAGCGACGTATGTAATCTTGGCTCGATCAATATCGGTAATATTAAAAGTCTGGACGAGTTCCGATCCATCGTTACACTTGCATCTAAGTTCTTGGTCTGTGGGACACTGCGAGCCGACTTACCTTATGAAAAGGTATACAAAGTTCGAGAGAAGAATCGGAGACTTGGATTGGGGCTTATGGGTATTCACGAGTGGCTTCTCCAAAGAAACAGTCAATACGAAGTAACACCAGAACTACATCAATGGTTAAAGGTATATGAAGATGAATCAGAAAGAAGTGCAAACGAGCACTGTGATAGGCTTTACATTTCGCGTCCTGTTGCTTACCGGGCCATTGCTCCTACTGGTAGTATTGGCATTCTTGCAGGGACTACTACAGGTATTGAACCTCTGTTTGCGGTTGCTTATAAGCGTCGCTACCTTACCAATGGAACACAATGGAAATACGAATATGTTGTTGACAGTACGGCCGACACTCTAATTAAAGAGTATGGATTAGATGGTGATGCTATTGACACAGCATATAAACTAAGTCATAATTATGAACAACGAATTAAATTCCAAGCAGATATACAAGATTACGTTGATATGTCAATCAGTTCTACCATCAACCTTCCAGCTTGGGGAACAAAAGATAATAACGAATCAAGAGTATCTGAATTTTCGCAAGTACTTGCATCATATGCGCCGCGTCTTCGTGGATTCACATGTTATCCAGATGGAAGTAGAGGAGGTCAACCATTAACCGAAGTACCTTACTCTGAAGCTATCAAACATAAAGGTTTGGTATTCCAAGAGAATGACATCTGTGAATTAACTGGTGGGGGCACATGTGGCTCTTAAACATAACATTGAGGAATGGGTAAATAAGAGAATGAGTTTATTTCTTGGTGTATTAATGTATGTAGAGTAGCAAATGGAGGTTAAATACACCTTCACATTAGGAGTTAATAAAACTCCATGTAAGAAACAATGTAAGTTAGATAGTAGTAAGAAATATTGCGTAGCTTGTCTACGTACAATAGAGGAAATAAAACGTGCAGGAAACAGAGTATAGTTTTAAAGATGCAATCATTAGATTGTATGAGATGTTAGGAGATGCTTCTATCTCCTTTGAGTATAATGAATTACCCGGTAAGATTGTAACAGTTGATATTGAGGATAAAGAAGATGAATAATATGACAGCACTAGATCAATACATTTATGAAGCTATGGATATGCAGTATGATGTAGTACAGGAACAGTTAGAACTATATACTCGTATTGAACTATATGTTCTTTGATTGTTATCTAACAGCTACATTTTATTATGTACCATTCTTAATTTGTTATGCTTGACATAACTATTTGTATTGTATAAATAGAAAGGGGGCCCTTGCGGGGCCCCCGTTTCATTTCTATACTTCAAAATGAGGATACTCTCGCATCCTCTTCCATCTACCAGCCCACTTCAGTCCTACTGACTCTCCAAGACTACCTACAACTTGCCACACTGGATTACTAGCATCCCACATTGGCTTTCCAGCCACCAGTGGTACAACGTCGAATGCTAGAGATGCTGGAGCACCCCCTTCCATGTTGTTATGTTTAGATTCTCCGGGTAGCGCATTGGTCACAATGCGACCCTTAGCAGTACGTCCTATAGCATATAAATCAGCTTGCTCTTCATTACTTCTGTAAGTACAGGTTATAAGTAAATCAATACCTATAGCACTAGTCTTACTTAGAAGTAATTCAGCTTTCTCTCTTACATCTTTCCTTAGATGTTCTAGTTTTCTACTCATTCTCTTCTCCAGTAAATGGATTTACCTCGTAACGTTTCATATAATTGTACAAATCAAATTGTGCTCCTTTAGAAACAGTACCTGACTTACTTACAAACTGTCTAATACCTTGTGGTACTTTACGTTTATATATCTCATTACCTATAGCACTATTCAAAGCATTATAGTCCATACCATATTCAGTAGATAACCTACTAATATTACTTCTAATCATTTCTTCATCACCTTTAGTGATAGCATCAACGGTAGTTTTAATTAGAGTAGATTTAGTCTCATTAGCTTTCTGTTTACGAACTTTATCATTAAATGCTTTCTGCTCCTCAGTACTACCCGTAATAGTCTTAGTACCCATGAAGTTAGCTATCTGTTCTGAAGGACTATTCTTACGTTTCATAGAACCCTTAGTATCATATACACTAGCTTCTTCAAAACTATCGTAGAAGAAGTTATTAGCTGCTCCTCGTAATGGTCCTGATGGGAATAAATCCATCTTAGCTTTACGTACTGTAGCGTCATCTAATGACTCATCTACAGCCTTATCTTTCATAAGTGTTGTTACGTTAGATACTTGCTGACCATACCATTTAATGGTAGGTAAATAGTCCATAACTGTCTTCTCACCTTGAAGGATACCAACAAAGACTGGTTGCCAACGTAAGCTACTACCTAAGTCAAGACCCTCATCAATCATAGCCATAGTACCAGCACTTAACATACCGTGTGATAGTACTCTATTAGAGAAGTCATTGTTACCTTGTAATACCATATCTTTTAGTGATGGTAACTTAGCTATATCAAGTTTCTTAGCGAGATAGTTATACATCTCAATAAGAACAGTTAGCTCAGCCATAATAGGTGCTGCAATAGCACCAGCCATAGTCATAGATATAATCATAGTGGCTAGAGCAGGCATAGAAGCTCTTAACTTACCCTGTCCTGCAGGAGTCTTAGCAAAATGTTTAATGTCAGCTAAGAAGTTACCTAGAGCAGCTTGAGGGAAGGTTTGTAATGGAGATACAGCTTGTCCAAACATACCAAACTTCTGGAATACTGGAGCCTTATATTGTCTACCATACTGTACCATGTTCTCATCTGTTTTCTCAGCAGCTTTCTTATATAGAGCTTCTCCAGACAATCCTTGTGCTTTGTAATGTTCATACATAATAGCAAAGGACATGTATCTAGAAAGAGTATCTGCAGCAGATGATTGTTTCTCACCTAACAGTACTTCTAAAGTATGTTGAGTCTTACTACCTTCCTTTAAATCAAATAAATGGAATGTATTTAAGTCGTTAATAAACTGTGGATGGAATGTATGATAATTCTCCTTAACAAAATTAACAGCAGCTTTAAAATCTTCTGGTTGTGCGGCAGCAGTTAGTAAACCCTTACCACCAGTAGTAATCATATCAAAGAAACTACCATCCTTAGCTACAGTTCTTCCAGACCATAAGAATTGTACAGCTTGTGCTGTCCAGAATGCAGGTCTACCAATTAGAGCATAGATATAGAACAATCTATTTAACTTACCTAGAGTAGCATCAGTTAGATGTGTCTGTCCATAAGTAGGTTTAACACCAACCTTATTCATGAATGCTTCTCTAATAAGATCAGTAAAATAATCAGCCTTCACATCAACAGATTTCCCCTCTTCTTTAAGGAAAGTATCCATCTCGTTAGTAGCATAATCCTTTAATACTTTAATAGTTTCATACGTATCTGGATTGGTTCTCTTAAAATCTAAATCATCTACGAATGGGTTTAACTTTTCATGTAGAGTATTCTTCATGATGTAGGTTGTATACTCATCTACACTATTGAATATAGCATCTCTAAATGATCTACCCTGTTCTTGAACATTACCAGTAAGTTCATTACCTTTATATCCAGGAATAGAAAGTCTTAATTTTCTATGACCAGCTAATGCATTCTTCTTACCTTGGTACTTATTAAACAAGTCAGTAATTAGTGTAGTTAAATCACTAGCTCTAGTATTAGGAGCATTATCAATGATAGTTTGTAACTCATCTTCTAAAGCTAGTCTAGCGTTATCCAGCTTAGGAGTTTGATCTCTTTCTTTAACACCATCTGTAAATAGATTACCTCTTTCATTAGCAGGTAGATTATTAAACCATTCTAAGAATACTTCTGCTTCTCTCTTACCAAAGAATGTTTGTGTGTATGCTGCAGTAGTTAGTTCTGGTTCTCCATTATCAAATGCTCTTACTCTATCAGAGTTAGGTAAATGTAAAGTAACAGTAAAGTTACCATTACGAATAGCAGGGAACCAACCCTTACGACTCTTAGGAATATATCCACCAGCTAGTCCAGATAGATGTGTAAACATAGTAGCTAAAGACTTAAAGACTTTAACCTGATGTGGAGTCATGGTATGTCCTAAGTTCTGTAGTGTTTCAGAATATGTCCACTTATCAAAACCTTCTTGGAATACTTTCATTACAGCATAGACATCCTCATCTGTACTCTTACCTAATAATACCTTAGGACTATTCTCAGCTTCACTACGCTTTAACGACCAAATACGTTTACCTGTTGTAGTTGTTGTTGGTGTTCCTTGTAGTAGTCTGGATACTTGAGAAGCTTGTGTATTAGTAGCATCAATGATGGTTTGTATTGTATGTTGTACAGGTTCATTACCTTCAAAAAACTGTCTCTTCTGCTGTAAACCAAAACCAAAATCAAGAGAACCCCGAGCCATTCCTTTTATTTCTCTAATAATTTTTAGAGCAGTATTAGAACCAATTGGTAGAGTATCTGCTTGTATACGAGCGATCATCTCCTCTGGTGTGGCATTAAATGGACCAGCATGTTTAGTAAGCATAACATTAATCTGTTGTGATTGGTCATACGTACGTTTAACTGCAGCCATTTCCCATAGAGTTCTACCAGTATTCTCAACAATAGATTTATTAACTACAACAATATCATTAATTAAATCATCTACTGCTTTATAAGCATTAGTAGGTAACTGAAAATCTTTAACCAAAGACTTCCACATTGCTTGTATATTCTTAACAAAAGAATTAGCTACATTATGCTTAGTAGGATTAATTAGTTGTTCAGCTACTCGTTGAGCAAAGAACTCAGTAAAGTTTGTGTAGTATTCACGCTGTCCAGGAAAATCTCTAATACCAATTACAGCACCCTGCTTCTCAGCTAGACTCTTATTCTTAGCTAACCACTTCTTATAATCGACAGCTACCCTCAATGCTCTACCATTGAATACATCAGTTTGAATAGACTTCATTAGAACAATATGTCCTAATTCATGTGCTATAGACCAAGCAATAGATAACTTCTCTAGCTGTTTCTGATCTAAGTTCTTAAACTTATCTAGAACAGATTGTGGTATATCAGCTTTGTTAATACCTACTTCAAAACTACCATCCTTCTTAAACTTAGCATAAGAACCAGCATCAGTTCTTTGTCTAAAATGTACTAACTCTTTATCAAGACCTAATATCTTTAATGCTTTTTCAATAGTAGGTTTATATTCATCAGGAATATCCTTGAAGGTAATATCATCTGGTGCTTTAGCAGTAGGTGTATCACCATCCCATCTACCTGAATAAATATCTGTATCTTCTCTTACAGGAAACTCATCTCTAGGAACATCTTCTAATGGTTCTCTTCTTACAGTAACTTCTGCTTCAGGTGCTTTCTGTTCTGTTTTAATTAGTTCATTCTTATTAGGACTAGTTAGTATATCACCAGTAGTTTTATCGAATGTTCTAAGAACAGGATCTTCACCAGGAATCAATTCGGCAATATCCTTAGCTTCTTGATCGAAGGCTATACGTCTATTAGCTTCTTCTATAGAGATACCTTCTTCTTTAGCATAGGTAGCTATAAGTTCTTCTCTATCCATAGGAGGTCTTGGAGTTGCTTCATCCCACGTAAACTCTTCTTTAGCATTAGCCTTTCTTACAATAGGTTCTTCATCGGTTAGTTTAAACTTATTAATAATCTTATCTACAACTAAGTCACCTTTGTTACGTAGACTATAGCCATGTTCTGGATATTTATTATGAAGAGTATCAATAGAGTTTATATCAGTACGAATAGTAAAAATGTGTTCTTTAACTGTAGGTACTATTGTCTGTAAGAACTCTTGAGCTTTAATAGGATCAGTATCTTGAAGCTTGTCATAAGTTCTCATAATGTTGTAGAGATTCTTCTCAGCAGCTAGAGCCTGTTCATCAGCAGAACGAATAGCCTTAGTAGTTAGCTCTTGACTAACAGTACCTCTACGCTGCTCAATAGTATTAATCTCATTAATTAATTCAGCAGCCTCTAACCGTAATTTATTAGCACCAATAGTATGACCAGCAACAGGACCTAACACACCACCAAAGATAGCGTCAGGAACACGTCTATTAGGGTCAAGAGGGTCTACTTGTTTAACATCCCTACCCTCTGCCTCAATGTTCTGTGCAACGTCTCCTAATGCCCCTGCACCAGCCTGCATAGCAGCACCACTAGCTACACGTTGTAAACCTGTAGAGATAGCACCACTACCTACTCTAGAATATCCACCTGGCATAGCTACACCTAGTATAGTATCTACAATAGCACCAGTTGTTCGAGAAGTTTCAGCATCCTCACGTTTAGAAGGATCACCTTCCATGAGTTCAGTCTTTCTACCACCAGCAGAAGAATGATACATAGGAACACCCATACCAACTCTAGGTAGTATTTGCATACCAGCAGCTTCACCCATAGTAGCTGATAGAGCACCACCAGCTAAGCTAGGAACTCCCAATGGAGCAGCAGCTACCATAGGCATTAATAAGGGAGCCGCACTAGCGGCTCCGGTAATAACAGGATGATCTTTGAATGCTTTACCAACATCTTCCATAGCTTGTTTAGCTGTAAACTCAGAAGCAGTTAACCCACCTGGATAACCATTCTGCTGTCTCTTAGGAAATAATACTTCATTCATACTACCTGACATTTGTAAAACAGTATTTAAGAAGCCACTCTCTGCAGCTTTAGACTTAGAAACAGTAGGTTCTTTTTTAGAAAGAAGTTCCTTATATAGTTGATCTACTTCTTTAGGATCGTCAATCTCATATCGATTACCATCGGGCATTTCATAAATAGCCATTATAATTCCTTATTGTTTACGCATTACTCCATCAGGACCTTTAACCCAACCACCACCAGAATTACCTTGATATTTTGGTGTTGGTGCTGCTCTATTGCCACCAGGTCCTACATCAACTCTCTGTGCAGGCATACCTTCTGGAGAGATAAACATTGATTGTGTCTTACTCTTAGTAGCAGCTAGATCAGAGATATTAGTCTGTAGATTTTTAATTCTAGGATCATTATCAGGTACACCAGATTGTCTTAGTTTAGCAATCTGTCTCTGCCATGCAGCCATAGTTTTATCCATAGACATAGCATCATCACCACTAGAAGCTCTTAAACTAGCTTCAGAATATCCTTGTTGTCCCCTAAGCATTTGTAAATAACGCTCTTGCCACATTTTCATGTCTGCTCTATCTCTAGTGTCAGTCATTTTCTGTGCCATGTCTGCCATCTGTTTTGCATACTGTTGACGTAGTTTTGGATTCTTCTTAATGTCCTGAAGTACCTCTGCTATTTGTGCATCTTGTTCTGGAGAAAGCATACCTTTCATTTGTTGATATACTTGATCTTCAGAACCTTGTGCTAGTGCATTAGCTATTGTAGAAGCAAACTTAATTTGACCTTGATCTACTTGATCCATAGCTTGGACAGCTTTTTCAAATGGAAGAAGTTCCATCTTACGTTTAATATCCATGCTTTGAAACTGCTCATTACTTAAAGCATTACCACCCTTAGCAGCTAGAATATCTGGAGTCTGTACTGCTCGTGTAGCATCATTAGCCATTAAACCTTTTTCTAGATCAACACTTTTCTGTGCTAATTCTAGTGGTTGGTTCTGTGCTCTAAAATCAGTTTGTTGATTAGTGCTACGAGTGTTAGAGAATAACTGACCTAGGTTAGCACCCTCTTGTAAACCACTAAATAACCCACCTAAAGCTCCTGTTTCAGGACCTACTTTAATCTCATTGAAGTTCATTGTTGTGCCTTATTCATAGCCCACATTCCAGATAGTGGTTTTGTTAGGTTACCAAGATTACTCATTCGCATATTAGAAACATTAGCATTAGTATTCCACCAATTTTGATTAGCATTAGGAAGATAATTCTTGTTATAATCCATAGAAGATTGTTGTTTCATTCTAGCTAATAGTACTGGTAGTGTACCGGTTCTACCTGCTTTAGCCATGCTATTAGCAGCAGACTTATAATCATTCTCATTATACATCTTATTCTGATATTCAGCTAGTGTCATAGGCTTCATACCTTGTGCTATTTGTTCAGCCTTATAGGTCTCATAGTTACCCATAAGATACTGACCAGCACCAAGCATACCTACAGCAGTAGAACCTTTTGGCATACCAAACTGTGCTAACTTACTATCAGTATCTCCCATCCAACCTTTAAGCTTATCCATATAACCTGGTCTATCAAAGACTCCGGCAGGATTACCACCAGAAGCTGGGGCTGCATCAGGAGATGCTATATTCTCTAAAGTAGGTGCACTTGATGCAGTAGACGCTCCTTCTAGATTAGCATTCTCATATGCAAAATCATTTAGACCATAACCAGCTTGGTGTGGTTTTTGTATAGCTGAATAATCATCCCAAGCTAAAGCCTCACCTTCTGGAATTCTAGCAGCAGTGCTTAGAACTTCTGGTCCTTGATATGGATTGTTAAAGGAACCATTAGTAGTAGGTGTACCCATATGATCAGTGTTTATAACAAGTCCTTTTCCAGGAACATAACTACTCTCCATTTCCCATGCTGTCTTATCCACAGGAGCAAACTCACCAGAGTCAGTCATACCTATTTCACCAGCAGCAGGTGCTATTTCACCAGTAACCCCAGCAAAGTCATTAGCAGAGAAGTCTCCCATACCTGCCATAGCAGCAGCATTAACACCACCCCAATTACCTGCGGCAGCACCCATGTTCTGACCAATAGCACCAGCATTTAAACCTTGTCCAGCTAAGTTGGCATAGTCAGCAGCTTGGAAGGCTGCCTCAGACATATCTCCTGCACCACCACCAATACCTCCAAAAGCTTCTCCTAACTGTGCTCCTGCCCAACTACCTACAGCAGACATTAGGAAGCCTTTACCAAAGCTACCACCCTGACTCTCTGCAAATAAACCACCTGCAACACCTGCACCAATATAACCACCTACACCAGCCAAAGCTGTACCTGCGAATGCCGCAGTACCAATACTAGAGCCAATAGCAGTAAATGCTATTCCAATAACAGGCATATTATCTCCTTAATATATAACCAAAAGAATACGTATCAGCATAGGTGCCGTCAGGCATTAAATACTCTTCTTTATGAGTACCTTCTATTTCAAAACCAATTTTCTTTTGTAATTTGTTTAATTCTTTAAATGGTGTTTTAGTAACCACTTTATGTATCTTAGTACTATCTTCTAAATACCGTAGCAATTCTTTAACACCAGCTATATAATCAAATATAGAAGCGTCCTTGCCTCGTAAACTATCTAGTAAAACCACACCAGGAAAGTAATCTGTAATAAAGTAAACACAGTTCTTATAGTAACAAACTACTACAGAACCAGCAGACATCCTCTTTACTAATAAATCTAATACAAGTTCTGGATTAGTTTCATCTGTATGCCAACCAAATTGGCGAAGGTCTGATGTTAGTATTACATTCTTTACTTCTTCTGGTACGTTATTTTGTGCGTAATAAAAGTTCATGTTGCTTGCGTCTGTGATGTTAAGATACCATTAGTGAAAGTCATACTACCATCTACACCACCTGGGGTTAGTTTAGCTGTAGTTATTGTAGCTGATATTCCAGATTGAATAGCGTTGTACTTACTCTCTGTAAGGTGGTATTTCTCTGTAGCAGAGCCACCCTGAACTGCTTGTAGTGTATTATGTTCTGCAGATGCTAAACTATTTAAACCATTACGCACCCTAAGAAACCAATCAAACTTTACATCTTTATTATCACTTTTAGGTGGTGGTGGAATTAAAAGCATTAATGATCTCCTATTGTATAGTTTAACTCAATAGCTTCTAATCTAAGTCTACTATTACCTGCGTATCTAATCTTCCATGCTCTTCTTCTACTATGACCAGAACGTGTGAAGTATGGTCTATGTCCCGGAGTTAGTTCTTTCTGAGTTGACCATGTTTGATAATCATCATCAGACCAAGACAAGTAAATTGGATCGAGTATACTATCACCAATAATTGTTGTCTGGTGGTAGAACTTATAATTATCTGTCTCCATATCCTGCTTACTAAGTACTACTTGTGTATCTATTGATACAGAAACAACACCAGATTCTGAGATAGTCTCATCCATAAATTTATTTGGATTCATGCTATATAAAGTACCATTAGTATGCTGGAATGTTAAGAAGTTTAGTGGACTTTCAGCAAAGTCTACGAATGGTAATTTACCACCCAAATAATCCCACTCAGTCCAGAAGTTTTCTTCTACATCGTATACGAATGTTTTATCAGATGTCGGTAGATTAAGCACAAATAACATATGACCAGATATACGAAAACCATAGCCAGTAATAGTGTAACTTCCATTCTCCAAGTCAATAAACTTCTCAATATATTCTGTAGATATTTCCTTAGCCGTTGAACCATCAATTCTCCAAACACTCCTTCCACCTAGATTACTATTACCAACAAAGATGATTGTCTTTTCAGATTGAAGAATAGCACTTCTGCTTATAGCCCCTACCTGTAGAAGTAATGTTTCATGTGGAGAGAAGGGGCTGTCAAAATCAGTTAATCCATTTGCCTTAGCAGAGTTATATAAGAACTCAGTTGATGTTGTACCAAAAGCAACAATATAGTTATTCTGTCTAGCTAAACCTACAATATTATCTGGAAAGTTTTCAATAGAAGTAAAACTTAACGCTCCCCATGATGTTGGTTTAGTAATATTACAATTATAAATATCATTACTATTAGCATCAGCAAGGACAATATAGTTATCCATATAGATAGGACTTGGTATATGTGGACTAGGAAACCCACCATACTCGCCAGCACACTCCCAAGTAACAGTACCATCATCTACAGTAAGTCCAATCCCTAAAGGCCAATCAGGCTCTGTACCTGCCGTTGTTCCTGCTGAAACACATTTATACCAATAGCCAGTATCAGCTACTGGCTTTTTAATAGAGTCTAATGCTTGTGCTGTTGTAGCTAACCATGCTTTAGGTCCAGTATAGACCGAGAAATTCTTCCATAAAACAGATCCATCCCAAACCTCACCATTGATACTAGCAGGCCAAAGGGTAGTTGGGTCTGCTGTAGCAGAAGTAGTTCCAGCACTGATACAAACATATCCATTATAATAACCAGAATCAACTACCCTATCCCCAAGCTCATACCTAGTTTCAGGGATTCTTAAAAGATACTTATCATCAACACGAGTCCAAGCTAAGTCATGGGATAGTATCCAAGCATCTGTACCATCTGCTATAAAAAGACCTACTCTATTAGCATCCTCCACATTATTAAATTCAGTAGCACCTACTGGACCAACAGTGGTAGTTACTCTAAAGCTACTGTCAGAACCATTAAGATATACCTTATTACTATGGATAGAAACCATAATATTTCTAAAAGACCAGCAACCCCTACCTTCTCCCTCCTCTTCAGGGTAAGGAGAACCTGGATAAACAGTAAAAGCAGGACGCTTAACTAAGTAGAGTTTCTTGGTCTCTGTAACAGGATTAAAAGTAGTTTCAACCATGAAGTTAAGAAAGCGTTGATCTTTTATATCAGTTGTATTTCTCTGTTGTAGATTTCCAACTAAAGGAACACGAACTGTTTTCTTTGTTATATTACCTGCTGTGTTTTGTTTAGCCATTAATATTCCCTAGGAGTTATATAGAAACTACCCTCTTCTGTTCCAAATGAAAGTGCTTCTTGTTTAATCATTATAAATTCTTGTTGGAGTTGTCTTCTATCTTCTATAGTTAATCCATATTCACCAGACAACCTATGAGCTAGTCCATACTTTAGAGTATCAAACCACTCTTGAGGAAAGTCTGGTGTATTATCTGCAGTATCAAAATCTTGAAAAGGTCTTTGATATACAATAGTGATTGTCTGTTCTACAGAAGTAGGCACAGGATAAACGTACATTATACCATAAGTATTCTGAACATCATAGTACAATTGAATAGGAGTACCTGGACTGGTCTTATTACCAAGACGATTATATTCATCCCTAGTAATAATTCTCATTGGTACATCTACATTTGTACTAGTATCATGCTTAAATGCTTGGTGTATCTTTAATGGTTTTGGCTTATCTATAGTTTGACCAACACCAATAGTATAGGAACTAGTCCCAACTACAGGCGTTAATGTGTACTGTTCAATAGCCCATAGAGGCATTCCCTCTGCTTGTAGAGATTTAACCAGCATATTAAGTGCTTCGTTAGCCTCTGTTACTTGGGCTGTTTGTGGGGATTCCCCCACACCCAAAGCACCACAGAGTCTAAGAGCACCATAGATAATCTGATCTCTAGTTACAGTGAAGTCTGTACTATTGCTTGTTGTCATTTACTTTCTTCCTTATGTTCTTTCCATCGGGCATCTGCCTTGTCTTCTATACGATCTAGTTTTGTAAATAAAGCAGCCATTGTTTTATCAAACATTTCTTGCTTAACGTACTCACCTACAATCAATACTTTTAAAGCTGTCATTTCGTCTGTTAGATGTGTGTCTGTTCTTTGCAAATCTTTAACAGCGTCCCAAATAGCTTTCATCCACCAACCAAATAGAGTACCAGCAATAGCTACAGAAATATTAAATATCTGTTGGTCCATCAACTACCTCTACTTTAATTAGTTCAACTTCTTGTAGATTTAAATTATCCCAATCATGTTGTAATAATTTACTTTGTAATTCAAGAATACGTTTCTTAAGTTGAATGTTTTCTAGTTTAAGATTTTCCATTTTATACTGCCGCTAAAAGTTTATATGTAACACCATTTACTTTAATTCGTAAAGTTCTATTTGAAGAGATAGTCTCAGTTAGTGGATTATCTGCTACTAAGATTTCACCTAGAGTACCAGATTGATTAAAGAATAATCTACCAGCAGTACCATCCCACATAAGGTCTCCACTAGTACTAGCAGATGCTCCAGAGGAACTTGCCCCAAGATTAATCTTATTACCACCCATAGCAATACCAGCAGTGGTACAACGAGTTGCAAAAGCTATACCCTTATCTATTTGATCTACAGAACTAGATGATATAAGAATACCAAATGAAGCAGTTGCTGTAGTACTCAAGGTTAGACCAGTTGTTGTAAAATCATTAATGGTTGTTTTCTTATTAAGAATAATACCACCAGAACCTTTTGGAGTTAATGTAATGTCTAAGTTTGTAGTAGCACCTTCAGCAGCAATAGTTGGTCCTGTATTTACACCAGAAGTAGATCCATAGATAGTTAAATAATCAGTATAACCCCAATCAATAACCTTCATTGTTGGCGTATCTTGTTTACCAAGAAGAACATAATTATCCCCAAAACCACCATCTAAACTTTCAGAAGTCCCCAAACCAACACAAGCAATCTTACCTTGTAAAACACTAGTATGTGCTGTCGTATTGTCAGGAGCTAATTTAGCACCAAGAATAGTTTCTGTAGTACCAAACTTAGCCATCTTCTTAGAGAAGATCTCAAGTCTAATACCTTCAGCACCCTCATAACTACTAGCGTTATTAGCTAAAACAGTTTCGTTTCTAGCATTAAGAGACAAGTAACCATTAGTTTCATATCCACCTTGATTACCCTGTAATCTAAATAATGATTGGTATGAAAAAGGACCTTCACCACGCTTTAAGAAGAAAGGTACATTAGTCTTAGTAGCTGTACCAGTTATTATAAGAGAGTAGTTAGTAGATATAGCAGTTACTGGATATAAAACACCATCAATACGAATATTCCCGTGTGCAACATAGCCAACAGGAAATATCTCACCACTGTTGTACGTAACAACAGGACCAGATACATCACAGTATCCACTAGCTGTCTCATAACAATGTGACCAAGGACGTTGTATAGCAGAAGTACTTAAACCTGGACTACCACCACCAGTTGTAGTAACTGTAAGTTGAGTGCCTGAGTTTGCGGTTACTAAATAATCAATACCATCAAAACTAACCCAATCTCCTACCTCAATACAATAATTATGTGAAGAATATGTTGGAAAGGTTCCATTAATTTTATCTGGTGCTGTACTAGTACCTAAGCCATTAGCATGACTACCATAAACTTGAACCTGTCCAATACCACCATACTTAGTTGGCATAAATTGCATCCAGTTATGATGACCTGCCCATAACTTCATACCATGACCTTGGTATTGTCCACCAATAACAAGACCACCAACTCTAGAAGCTTCATGGCTAATATTAGAACCTATACGAAGATTAAAACCTAGTGGAATCTTCTTAACACCACCCTCAGCTAATCCCCATAATTTACCTGGACCATATGTTTGTGCATATTCAAGAGCATAATATGGAGTCTTACCATCTCCAGTTGTTCCTGTGTTAGTAAGATAATAGTTACCAGCAGGAATATAAATAGGTTGTCCTGTATTATATGCACTAATAAAAGCAGTCGCATTATCTGTGGTATGACTACCACCACCACCTGTGGCTGGTATAAAGTCTGCTACAGCACCATAATCAGTTAGAATAACCTCATTATTAGTACCACTACCAGATACTGGTGGATCAATCCAAGTTGGTACAGTAGCTTGTGTAGATAGTATTTGTCCATTAGTACCACGAGCCAATCTTGCTAATGTTACAGTTCCAGTAGCATATAACATGTCACCTACTGCATAGTTAGTTTGGCCTGTTCCACCTTTATGTACCTGAATGGTACTTCCATTCCAAATATTACTAGACTCAAATGTTTTATTTGTTATTGTTTGATAGGAAGTTAAATCTACATAACTACCTGAAGGTGGACCAGCATATACATAATCATTTACATCTTGTAGCCAATCGGCCTTTATTACTGTTCCCGGTGCGAAAGTAGTATCCGCCATATTATATTCCTTGTGTATAAATAACAGTTGCACATTCAGCAGTTCCTTGATCTGCTAAAGGGGATTTAGTCAGAGGAGTACAGCCAAGTGGTAGTATATAAGGTACTTCTACAAATAGTTCTTGTGGTCTTCTAGAGAACGGAACTTCTTGTTTGTCATATTTGACTTTAATAAAATCATGTGAATGTCGTGGTTCCCAACATTGGTTACAGACTATAAAACCATCCCACCGATGTTTTGAGTGGGATGCCTTCATTTTCTTACCACAACTATCACATGTAATGTTCCAGTCTTTTTCTTTATAATAATTTATCATGTTTTGGTAAACTCTGATTATGTTGTCTATCCATCTTGTAAGCATCTTCACAATGATTCCCATCTATCTTATGTAAAGCTTTACACAACCAAGTACAGAACCAACAGTTTGTATAGTAACATCTACCAGAGATAGTTTCAAAATAACCACCAAACCATTTATCATTAACTTGCCTATCTAACCATATTAAAAATCTCATCATGTTCCTACACCTATCAAAGCAAGCCTACTAGTAATAGAACCATCTCCAGGCATATATAAACTACCAGCCCATTAAATCACCATATAAACAAGTTGTACACCAGTAGATGTAGCTACAGACATATTAATATTTAGTGCTTCTCCTTCTGCTGTTTCACACCAACCATGATCGCAATAAGGTAGAGTAAAACCACCATTAGCTCCTAATGGAAATAGTGCAGTAATATCTGTAGAAGCAGATTGTAGTTTAATACTATTTGCTAAAGTAGCTACAGCAACAACACCAAGCACTCTAATTTTCTTACCTGCCTTAGCTGCAACTAGTGCAGTAGCACCAAGTGCTGTGGCAGTAACACCAACTCGTTGAACACCAGTGTGTTTTGGAGGAGTAGAAGTTACATTCATATTTAATCCTATAAAAAAAAAAGAGGAAGAGGTTTTTAATCTCTCCCCCTTTTGGGTTTACTTACAGAGTCTCGCCTGGACCAGTAACATAATATTCTACTTTAACATACCAAGGACCACCAGCCGAAGAAGCTGTGCCTGTTTCTCCATAGATACCATAGACTGTTACATCAGAAGTAAGCTTTGAGTATAAAGCAGAACCAACTGCAGCATTACCAGCAGGACTATAACCCTCACCAGTTGCAGCAGTCTTAACATCAAAACCAGTCATATACTCATTAGCAGAGGCAGTGCTACCAATACCAATTGTAGCAGTAGTAGCAGCATTAGAAGCTGTACCACCGATAACATAGATGCCAACAATAAGCGCATCTTTTGGTAAACCAAACAGACCCTTACCCGTAGTATCAGTACGAGCAATAGAACCTGTTTTAGTTAGCGTACCTCTGGCCTTAGGGGTCAGAGTGTTACTCATTAGGCACCTGGACTTCCATAGATACAGCGAGGATCAGTCCAACCGAATGAGTAGCGGGCAGTAGCCTTGTACTTAGCATTCTCAGTGTCCCAATCATTATCCATATCGAAGTTATCACCTCTACGTTCAAAATACTTAAGACCATTCTTAACATCAGTTAGGATGAACCAAGCATTGTTATCAGTTAGATAGTGGTTAACAACAACCTCAGGGATAATACCCATAGTCTTAATGGCATTTAGATCATTAAGCTCAGTACCTACTCTACCATCAGTACCAAGAATTCTCTTAGCTTCAAACTGTAGTGCAGCAGGAATAACAAGCTTACGAGGTTTAGCAGCAATTAACAGACCTCTATCATCACGCATAGCAGCAATATCAATAGAAGCTTGTTCAAGAACAGCTTCAGAAAGGTCAGCAGCTACAGAGACACCATTAGTGAAAGTACCACCAGATATGTTAGCATGATTACTAGAACCACCACCACCTGCAGAAGCAATTAGTGAGGAGCCATCACCACCAACATAAGAAGAACTGAAAGCACGATTATACACATTTGCGCCAACAATCTCCTTGGTTTGACGCATAGAACGAGCTAGCGCCTGAGCTTTCTTCTGACCAACAACATCATACTGGTCATCTTCAAACATCTCTCTAGTGATAATAAAACCTAAAGCATATACTAGATGGTTATATCTAGAAGTGAAGCCTTGTCTCTCACTATCAAAGGAAATTGAAGCACCTTCAGCCTTAACTTGAGCAAGACCAAAAGAACTTAAACCAACATCCTCTTCATATGCGCGGGTAGAAGTGTTCTTTTCAAACAGCTTATCCCATTCGGTGGCATAATCACCGTATTCTTTACCATACCATGCGTTTACACCAGGCCAGCCAGTGTTTATTCAATAAAGATTGTTAATCTTCATCCGAGGGACTTGGTAAGTTCCCCTCTGCTAACGATTCCTCGTTAGAGTAGACTATATCATCATCCACACAGGCATTTATCTCTGTTTGGAGTCCACCGCTTCCCTCCACATGGAGGTACTCTGTTCCCAGATAGTCGTTGAACTTTCCGAGCAACACATAACCTTTACAAGATTTACCTTTCATCCAGTAAGTATAGTGTTTTCCTTTTATAGTATAAGTTCTTTTATAAGGTTGGAATGTATTCCATAAATTACCTTCATTTAACTTATACTCTTTGCAAAACTTTTTATACCCCTCTACTATATAAACCTTATTATCAGGAAACCTAACAATATATTTTTCTAGTTTACGTGGATTATTAACTCCTTCACCACCAAGGGTATTATTATACCCATTGTTGTAGGAATCAAACTCCTGAATGAACTGTTTTTCTAGCTCTATTAAGTCTTCTTTAGTTAGGGCAGAACATAGTTCTTGCCAATCAAAATTATCCCAACCATACTTAAATATAGCTAAGTACAAAGCCTGCTTTTTATTTTTATCTATATTTCTAGAGTTTAACCAGTGTTTATGTTTTCTCTCTGCTAAAGATAATGTAGTCAGACCTATGTACGATTTTCCGTTAATCTTATTAACAACTCTGTAAATAATCATGTGCCTCCCGGCTTAGCTGCGGATTGTCCGTTCTGGAGGTCCCCGCAATTCGATGGATTTTATAAAGAGGATTTCTCCTCAGTGCCCCCTGGCAATCTTAATTAAGGGCCTTGGCAAAACTAGAAGTAGTCATAACAGCCATAATTTATTCTCCTTTAGTTATTGTTATACACCAGCAATCTGGTTAGCAAATGCATGTCTATTAATCCTAACTAGAACAGCAGAGCCAGCAGCACCTAGAGTATTATCTGGTGATTGAACAACACCTAGGAAAACCAAACCATGTGTGTTAGTTACAGCTAGTGTTGTGGTATCCATCTTCATGGTTGAAGAACCAGTAGAAGTTGATACAGTGGTTACAGTTGGTTGTGCGTTTAGACCAACCAGATCTGCAGTATAAGTACCAGATGCTTGTGTCTGGTAGATTAGACTAGGATCATCAGAAACATAAACATAACGAGCACCAGTAACAGGACCGTCAATAAACACAGGAGTGTCTAGTACTGGACTAGCACCATTAGTCATGGAACCATCAGGTACAGTCATACAGATACCAACAACAGCACCTAGAATAACATCACCAGTACCAGATACTGTTTCTACAGCAAGATAACCACCTACAGCAGCAGTGTTAGATAGTTTAACTAGATCACCTACAGCTACAGAAACAGTTTCACTACCAGGAACAACATAAATATTAGCCTGACCAGTGTAAGGTCCTACTAACGTTCTTACTGGACGAAAGCCAGCGGCATAATTAGCCATATTTTAAATCCTCCAAAAATTCCACCTCATTTAGTTATAGTAATGTTGCCATAGAAAGATTCCTCTTTAGCTTTAGCTTTCATACCATCCTCAAGTTCATTGATCTGTGCTTGTTTAGCAGCTTGATCTTCGTTGTACCATTCATCTTTAATACGCATTAGAAAAGCTTGCTGTCCACCACCTACATGAACCTTTACAGGACTACCTTCCTGAGTTGGGTTTGCAATTCGTTTATCACCAACAGACACACCAGTGTCTGTTACAATTTCATATCCAGCATCAATGAAGTCTTGTATACGTCCTTCATTGTCGTTAACAATTCGGTAATGGAATCCGGCTTCCTTACCTTTTACATTTAAACGGCTTCTAGCACCGAGAGGAGTTCTATTGGGTCTTTTGACATTTGCCATGTTAATCAATTCCTTTTACTTTTTTTAGTTCTTTGATGTAGTCTTCTTTAGTCATGATACCTGAACGAATGAAGGTATTCATAACTCTCTTTTCATCTTCTGAAAGGGCAAAAGACTCATTACTTGTCTCTTGTCTATTACCACCACCCTCTACGGCAGAAGCTTTACTTCTATTTGGATTCTCAAACTTATCTTTGTACAGACGTTTTACTTTCTTAGAAACATAATCTAAAACCTCTTCCGGGGTTTTCTCTGGATTATTAGCAGCGTAAGCGTTACCAAAAGCATCAGCATCAGCTCGCATCTCAGAATCAGTTGTATACCAAACATTCTCACTTTGCCATTTCTGGAAAGAAGGATGAATCTCTGGAGTACTCGCTGGTTCTTCTTTTTGTGACTTTTGATTTTCTTTTACTTCTGCAATCTTATCATCAATCTCAATGATCTTATCTACGTCACCAGTTTCATAAGCCTGTTTCTTCTGTGCCTTTAGATATTCTACAGCACGCTTAAACTCAGACTCTTTAACTTTCTGATGATGTTCAGTTAGCATCTTAATGGCTTTGTCAGCATCCTTTAACTTCTTACCAAGAGATTCAATTTTAGTAATTAATTCTCCCTTAGCTACGAATGTTTCTGCAGATACCCACTTGCCTTTATCGCCATCAAACTCTTCTAGAGGTTTCCAACCCTGCTCTCTTGCAGTATCTTCAACGGTATGTACAACTACTTCAGTTTGTTCACCTGTCATATTATTCCTTAATAATCGCTAAAATATCTTCGTCGTTTAAGAGGACTAAATCCTCGTCATTTTCTTTAATCCATTTACCTGCATATCTAGCGAAGTAAACTTTATCACCTACGTTAGGTAGTACTTCTGTTTTATAGTCGATACCAAAAGTATCTCCTAAAGCAACAACAGTACCTTCTTCAGCAGCGGCTTGTTCTCTCTTTTCGTTCAACGAAAGAATAATACCTCCTGCTGATTTTGTCTCTACTGGAGTGGGTCTTACTAAGACTCTATGTAAGAAAGGAACTATCACTCAAAATCCTCAATAGTAAAATTTAACATTTCTATATAAGCGTGGATAAACCCTCTATAGAAGTTATCCTGATCACTATCTAATCCTGCTTGATTAACTAATATATCTTTGGCATCATCCAATCGTATTGAACATGCCTCCATATATGCCTTAGTTACATTATTATCTTTCCATCCAACATACTCGTCTTTAGTAATCATTTACTACCTTCTTTAGGTTTTGTCGCGGATGCGCTCTTAGTTTGTTGCATCTTTTGTTTATGCTCTTGTATCTTAGTAGCCATACCTAATGTATGATTATCTACTTGTTGGCCTAAGCTTGCTTCATGTTGCTCTTGTGCTATTCTAGCTTTTAGAGTAGCTTCCATTTGCTTATAACGCATATCTAGTTGTTTAGACTGTGCCTCTAAAGCCATCTTCTGTTCTGCTTCAGCAATACCAATCTTAGCTTTAAGTTCTTCTACTTGAATCTTATGTTGTGCTTGTGTTTGTGCAAGTTGCATCTTCATTTCCATTTCCTTACTCTTCATCTCAGACTCTTGTTGAGCTTGAGCAGCAGCAGGATCACCTTGAGGTTGTTGAATCATAAACTGTTCCTTATTAGGAATCTCATAAGCATCTAAGATATAAGCAGTAACTTGAATAGGATTGAGTGTACCTAGTGATAGAAGTTGCATCATGAACTGAGCCTTCATCTGCTTCTCTTGACCAGCCGTAGCTTGTGGATCAGCAGCAGGGACAATATCATTCTCTTGTCCTTGGAAATCACTTTGAGTAACCTTCTCATCTAAGATAGCTACATATGTTTCTGGATTAGTATATTGTTTATTTAACTTGTAAAGTTTTCTAAACTCCTTAGTGAGTGATCTATAAACACGTTTATATACCGCAGTAAATACCTTCATACCCTGTTCAATAGTAGCCATTGTAGTAGTAGCTGGAGTATTCTGACCTGGCATTTTACCAGTCATAATCTCTGCTACTGAGGCTAACTCTTTACCAGACTGTACCAAGAATGTAAGTAGATTCATCAGTACTGGACTAGGTTCTTTAGTTGGTAGTGGGAAGATTTGCTTCTTGATGTCATCACCAGTAGCATTAACAGCCTTCCACTCACCTGGAGCAAAAGAACTTTCACCCATCTTAATCTTAAGACCTTTACCAATAAAACCTGATTGTAAGTTACTTAGAGTACCAGCATCCAGTAGTTGATTAATTGATGTATCAACTGAACTATTGATGGAGCCAAGTAAACGACCAAACCCGATATCATAGAAGCCACCATCAGGGTTAGGTACAAATGAGAATTTTTCATAATAATGATCCGGTATAATAAAGACAACTTTATTCTTTTCATCTACGTTGATTGACTCTTTAGTAAATCTAGGAACAATACGTAATACTTCTTTTGTGTACTTATCTACAGTAACAACATAAGGCTCTTCATACCCATCTTTATCTAAGTCTAAAAAGCGGTGCTGTTCTAGTAACAGATGTTGAGTAGTGTCATCGTTAGTTGGTTGTGTAACATCACGTGACTTATTAACTTCATAGCTAATAGCATCACCTAAGTCTACATCACGATATAAACCAGTACGTTGACGTTCAATAATCTTACGCTTAGAAAGAAAGAATCTTTCAGTAATACGCTCACTGTCTTCTAATGTCTTAGCCCAATAGTTTACAATTAAATCTGTTGGGAATATTAGTTTAGAACAGTTCTTCTGTGTTTGTGGGTCAAAGTAAATCTTCTTAAATGCAGTACCAGTAATAGGAAGAATTAGAAGTAGCTTATCCATATGCTCTTCCCAATCATCCATCTCTTCTAGAATCTGCCAAGACATATACTTACCCACACGCCAAGCTCTCTGTGCTTTCTCACCAGTAGCATCACTACCTATGATACGACACTTAACAACACTACCATCAGATGGAATTAGTGTTGGATAAGCTCTAGCATTGAATTGCATACAAGCAGTAGATAGTAGTGGAAACTTTACGTTAGCAGCATTCCGCCAAGGGAATGTCTTTTCTTCTACAATTTGTAATGCTAGCTTGGTCCATTTCTCTAAGTCCTTTTCCCAAGCTACCCTAGATAGTAAATCAGCTTCATAACCGATAACTACCTTGTTACCTATATCTTGTAGAGTTTCCTTATCTAAGTCTTCTGCTACATTGATGTTATCAATAATTTTTTCTAGTTTCATTCTAATAGCCCGTAGTCGAGTCTCTCCCGGTAAACAAAGAGCCAGATTCCTCTAACTCGCGTTGGTATTCATCATCTTCCTGCTCTTGTTGCGTAGGAGCTTCTATAATTTTATCTAAGATAAGTCCTAAATAAGAGAGAGCATCCACTTGGTCATCGTGTCTACTTCGTGGGAAAGATAGTAACTCATCCTCGAAAGTATTATACCAGTCAGCCGTCTTATCAAACTTAACACCACCAGCACGCATACGAGCACGTATAGATTGCGCTCTAGACTGCTTATCCGTCTTATGTGGATTCATCTTAATTAGATTAAGGTATACACCAGATTCAACCATGGCTCTATTTAAGTATGGTCCAATAGCTTTAGTAATTTGTGTTTCTTCTATACCAAAAGCAATAGGTTGATATACCTTTTGTAATCCAATCATAGTACGGACAATCTCCTCACCATCCATTCTATCTCGAATAACATTCTTGATGTGGAGATAACCAGCATCATCCATACCACCAATAACGAAGACAGTGTAGTCAGCTCTATCTCTTTCCGAGATAGCAAAGTCACCAGAGATGTAGTAGTTTAATGTTTTCTTTTTATCATCCTGGTGTTCTGCTATAAAGTCATGTCGTTTAAAGTAAGCAGTAGACTCATCAATAGGTATATTAAGAAACTCTTGTGAGTATTGTTCTGGAAGACCTCTAGCTAGATAATCCTCTCTCATACTCATTAGTGTATCTTTAGACCACATGTCAGCCCATAGTATCTCTGAGAAGTCAGAGTTATGTGCTTTATATTTAACGCTACGCCATAAACCTAGATACTTAGTAGCATAGGTTTTAAGTTCTTCTCTTACTGTGTAAGGTCCAAACTCTTTAGGCATTAGGTTTTCTAACATGGAGTCTTGGTGTAGGATAGTACCTACATATCTAATCTTACCATGTTCAGAAAGAGCTGGTACTAAAGCACCATAGAACCACTTTCTAAACTTAAGTCTACGTTCTTTATTCATTACCTGCTCATCTGATTCCATATCATCTAGAACCATTAAGTCAGGACGTTGACCATTCCATAGTAAACCACGAAGCTTCTGCTCAGAGCCCTTAGCAATGATACGAAACTTATGACCATCTTCTGTTTCAACGATAATATCAGTCTCTGTTTCTTTAACAAAGACTACTTCTCCTTTTTCATTCCGCTTAATGTGAAATAAATCAATGAGAGTTTTGTTTTCAGTTAGGGCTGTCTTGATTTGACCTAAGAACATCCCTGCTTGATACTCACTATCGGAAACAATGACGACAAATTTACTTTGTCTGAATAGTACAGAGGCTAAAGTATAAGATAAGGTGACAGCAGTTGATTTTGCATGTCTACGTGGGGCAGCTATGGCAATATATTTGTGTTTAGAACAGCATAAATCCCACATTTCTTCATGAAGTGGGGGAATAGCCTTACTACCATCAAATCCAGATACCAGACATGATCCGACAAATCCACGTATGAGGTCTTTATTTAATTCAACCATTATATGAGTTACCTTTACTCTTATTATCTCGTTCAGATAGTAATTGAAGGTTATCCCAAACATGCAAACCACAAACTAATTTACCTTGTAAAGGTATAATATGATCTACATGATAACCAAAATACTTTGCCTCTTGGTATACATTCTTTATATCATCTAAATTAGCCCAAGAAGGTAGTGCTTGTAATTCTACAGCACGTCGTTTTGCATCTTTAGCCCTATAAGAAACTCTATTCTTCTCACGGTAAGTTTGTTCGTAAGCCCTAAACCATTCCCTATACCCAGGTTGGGATCGTCGTCTAACGCTTCTAATTTTATCTGCTTCTTTTATTTTATTTTTCCAATCAGAATCATCAGACTTCATTTTTCGATGATAAAATTTTAATGCATTATAAGCAACTGTACATTTTAATGAACAATATTTTCTACGTTTATCTAAAGAACAGAACAAAGTACCACAATGGGGACATTGTAACCCTTTAATCAAATCTTTAGTTAACTCTATAGTCATTTACGTTTACTACGCTCTCGTTTTGATGTCTCACTCTTCATACTTAAAAACTACCCCATGTATATTCAGTAGTTCCGTAATATGATTTCTTATAATTAAGAATTGCTGGAATTACTTGTACATTAGTTTCTGCATGTAAACCACAAACATCTTTACCTCTTAGTGGTTGTATATGGTCTACATGCCATTCAAATCTAGTAACATCGGTTCTTAGTTTTGCTAAAAGATAAGCCTCTTCTAAAAAGAAATCGTTTGCCCATTTTGGTTTATTAAGTCTAATTCTTTTTCTACGTAATGCTGTAGAAAGATTTACCTTATCTTTATTTACTTGTTTCCAAGTACTTGTACGTAAGCTACAATGTTCTTTATTTTCTCTGTAAAATTTAGCAGAAGTAGTATTTATACAAGCTTTACATGAGCACTGTAGTTTATCTTTTGTAGCTTTGTGTGTACCAAACTTAGATTCATCTTTATAAGTGTTACACTTTTTACAGTATTTCACTTTCGCTTTCTCTCTCTTTTGGAGATTTCTGATCGCATACTTCCATCTTTATTTCGTGAAAATGATTGGTTTTGAGAGGCATTCTGAGCAAACAGATTAGCCAAACCGTTACCACCACCCTTAGACCTAGCCTTCTTATGACCTGCATCACGTGGATCACCTACTTTTAAACCAAGTTTCTTTCTAGCAGCATTTCTGGCCGCACGATCCTTCAGTCTTTTTCCATTCCGATGATCCCACTCTTTTTCAGCTTGATAGTCTCTGACAGATTTTCCATTAACTTTCTTCATAAAAGGCATTTGATTTCTCCAAATTTAATTGTTTAGGTATTACTGCAAAGTTATTCCAGATATGTAATCCACATACAAGCTTACCCTTTAGGGGTACTATATGATCTACGTGCCAGGTTATATTAGTAGTAATATCTCTCAATTTTCTAAGTAGTTGTGCCTCTTGAAAAACAAAGGCAGAAAACTCTGGGTCTAAATTGTATCTAGAAGTTAAAGCCCGTCTCTTTTCATTTTGAAGAAGAATATACTCTTTTCTTCCTGATTTATTTTCTTGATAAGAACGTCTTTGTGTTATTCTATTCTTTTCTTTATCTCGTTTCCAGAGTTTATTTCTGCCTTCTACTTTAGCTTTTTCTTTATTAAATTTATCTTTACATTGTGAAGAGCAATATTTATACCTAGGATGAAGTGCTTTAGGAATGAATAATTGTTTACAACAAACACATTCTTTTTCTACTATTTTATCTTTAGTCTCCAAAGAGACTTTTTTATTCTTAGCATCCCATCTACAAATATCAGAGCAATATTGTTGTCGTTTAGTATGCTCTTTACTACAATTTAAACATAGTTTGATCACAACAATCAACTTACTTCTTCGGAGGCTTCCGCCCCTTGCATCCCTTCGCCATTATTTTCCTCAATGTATTCTGTGTATTCACCCTCGTAGAGGGATTTAGGTATTTCAGTTTCCTTCTTACCAGTGGAGAACTCAGCGAATGCTTTAGCAAGTTCAATGAGATGATCTGCTGTAATTGTTTTATCAGATTCTGTTCTACCACCATTACGTTTTAACAAGGATCGTTTATCAATTGTATCGTTAACAACCTTGCCTACATCTCGTAGCTTAGCAGGTATTCTTTTAACCTTACCAGTACGAGGATCATACATATATTCACCATTCTCAAGTCTATCCATGACTTGATCTAGTGCTTTATCCATAACCTTTTCAAGCTTGGCATCTAGCTTTGTATTGTCTTCATAAGACAACTCATCAAGCATTTCTTTCCACCAAGGTTGCTTCTTCCAAGTGTTGATTGTATCAATTGGAACACCTGTCATACCAGCAGTTATAGGAACACTACCACACGTTTTAAATGTAGTTGCTACTTCAATTCTTTTCTTTTCGGGCCAGAAACCAGGTTGGCCTGCCTTGGTTTTCTTATCCCTTACGTAGACTACTCTACCCATATCTTTCTCCGTTTATACATTACGTCGCTCATTATTAGCCACTATTGTTGGACACATATGACGTCCCGTTGTTACACGTTATGGTCTTCAGTGGATAGACCCTATTCCCCATCGAACTGCGTATCTCTTAGTTTATAACGCTAAAAGGAGTTTGATTTAACCCATCATACGGCTTATATTCTGTTCATATGTTTATAGGCGAGCATTATACTCCTTTCGTAATACGATTGCAAGAACTATTTTCATTTAGATGTAAAATAAGTTACTTGACTATTTATTAGTTTTGTGTTACCCTTTATATATTATATATATATATATTATATAGGGAATAGTATATATAACTATAATAGCTCTGTAATAGTATTATATATATATATTATAATAATAATAATATAACAGTATAGTAGCGCATAAGCGCGGAATCGGTAGATGTAGCGCGGAATGTCAACTATTATTTGCATATCTACCCTAGGTATCTTACTAGACACCTACCTTGTTTTCTAAAAATATAAATAACGAGTGATGGTGTCCCTCTCACTTTTATAGCTCTTCCTTCTTTTCCCCCCACCCCCTCTTCTCTGTACTATCCTTACTGTATGCTACTATCCCTAGTATCTATGCGTATAATACTCTACTACATGTAGTTAATTCATTGTTTTGATTCAACTATATCTAGTTGTCTTTGTTTGTCTAAACACTATATGTAGTGGTATGTTCAATGGTTGAACACTATATGTAGTGTATTTCAATGTGGTTAATACGTAACATTATGTATCAATATGTTACAAGATGTTTCAACCTATTCCCCTCATTAGGAGATCACCATGTCCTACGACTTCCGTATCATGTCTATGCAACTATTGTGTCTTCAACAAAAACAGTCTCCGTGTCGTTGAAGACCTACTCACCTTCTCTGAAGCCAAAGAACAGGCTGAGTACTGGACTGATACCAGATGGAATATGATCTGGATAATTAGCACAGTGGTAGTTCAAGCTTGGTCACGTTGAACTAGCCTCACCACCTGCACCACAGCGTCCTCACAAGAGGACGTTTCACGTTGATACTCAACGGCGTCGAGCGCCTTCGGCTTCTAAACGTACCATGCTTAGTTGAGGTCGGTCATGCTAGCGTGGTGCCTCGGCCCGCGCGTCGAAACGTTGTGCCTTCGGCTAGCCTGCCTTTGAGGAACGTGGCCTTAACACCGTGGTCAAGACGCGCAACCGTGGGCCTCGAAGACGGAGCTGAAACCCCGCCTTCGCTCTCGCTCACGGCGGCAGCTCCTGCGTTGTGCTATGCCAACGTATCGGTTTAGCAAAACCCAGTCGGAAAGAAGCATGCCAACAATAGGTCGGTCATACGTATATATATTTTGTCATACTGCTATGCAATGTTGCATTTCTTGATATAATGCCCTTGCAGTTCGCAGTTCAGTTCTTTTCTAGTAGTCCAACCCTTCAAGGAGTTTCAAATGAACACCACCACCATCCAGACCCGTAACAGCTTCGCAACCATCAAGGCTCGCCGCGATGCGATGGCGCGCGAAAAGAAGGCAAAGGCTGTCGCCTTCGCCCAGCACTTCCAGACAGCCGCCAAACAAAGCGACCTTGTGCAAATTATTGGTGTTGCTTGCAACATCCCGGACCAATCTAAATTGGGTAAGCAACTCGCTTTCAATCTGAGCCGCGCCGCTGGCAATCAACTGATTCAGTATCTCAAACGAGAAGCAGACGAAATTCCACAGATGTCCATTGGAGAAATCCGGGGCGTGGAGTCTGCCTGTCGGCTGGACCTGTTGGAGAATACGCTTACCTTCCTTGGCGCTGATACTAGCGACCTGCGCCCCGGTGGCAAACTCAAACCGCAACGCCCGATGGTCTCCGCTGGCGGAATGAATAATGCACTGTTCATTCTCACCGCCGAAGCACTGGCGATGGTGGACAGCCATCCGAAGGACGGGTACAAAGGTCTGGACGGCGACCTTGCCGCCGCCCTGAATACTATCCTTGAGTGCGGGCTGCCCGTAGGAGAACAAGCACAACGCGCTTATGATTGGGACGTGGACCCGTTCGAGCAGGCAGACGAAGCCGCACGATTTGAAGATCGAAGCGATAAGCGCGACGAAGAACATAGTTGGGACGATGTTCCCGAAGATGGAAAGACAAGCGCATCAATTGGAATCCACTGGTAACAAACAGGCTGGCCATGCACCATCTTGGTGCATGGTCGGTCATAAAAAAATCTCTCCGCTTCGCTCCGAGAAAACCTTGAATAGGCTACGCTACGCTCCGCATGGATAACACCTACGCAACCCCATGAGGACTAGCTCGCTTCGCTCGGTATAACCCCAGGCAACCCCAACCCATCGCTTCGCTCTGGTAGGAACAGCGTGGCGGAGGGTCGGTCATTCTATATATACACGCAACAAACGCTATTCTAGGCACGTTACACATCTACCATGTAGGGTAGCCTACCTAGAATAGAGAAAGTCTCTAGAATCGCCTCTAAAGGCCCTTTAAAAGGAAATAATACTAGCACAATCCTTGTGCCGGTAACTTAGGAGTTACTATGTTCAACATCTGGTTCTACATTTTGGCTTTACTTCTTGGTATTTTTATTGGTTTTATCATTCATATTCTTCTTAAAGATAGTCAAGAATCATCTTACAAACGAATGGAGAAAGATGGTATCATTTACATTGTCCCAAAGGCAACCCGTACCGATGTTAAGCAAGCCGAACAACAATGGCGTGAAGGTATGCTTGATAGGAAAGTTTAACTGTTGCTTTTACGCAGCAAATGATGTAAACTACATTATCAACGAAAGGAAATAAAATGCTTATCAACAATCAAGGTGTTCAATTCTTCTCCGGTAAGACTCGTAGCGAGATCAACAACATTGCCGGTGGCAAATCACCGGAAGGTCAAGAACGTCGTCAAGCACACATTCTTGCACCTCTTCGTGAGGTATTTCAACTTCAACATAACAAGTACCAAGGGTTCACTCTTGGTGAACGAGCCCGCTTAGTATAAGTAAAGTATTAACTGCCGATAGCTTAATGGACTAGAGCAAAGAGCTTCTACCTCTTTAGATGGGGATTCGACTTCCTCTCGGCAGGCCAGACACCACAAGTTTGTTTACACAAACGAGTTACATGCTAACAGCAACACTTAAAACTTCAATTGAAATGAAACCTAAATGCATGTAGGTAGCTATTAATAGATAGCGGTCGGTCATTTGATTCATAACAGCAATATATAACCTTACCAAACTTTAAGGAAAACAAGACATGAGTCAGTCTAAATTTGTACAAGCAATGCAAAAGAAAGATAGTCGTACCGAAAATAGTATGCTAGCCCACAGCACTAGCAGCAATGCTTGTGTTGATTTGTTCTTCCAAATCGGTGCTATGCGCGATTGGAATAAACAACAAAAACAAAATGCTTTCATCAAAGCATATGCTGAGAATCCTACTGTAGCTCTTAAGATTCTCTTCTACTCACGAGATATTCGTGGTGGTCAAGGTGAGCGTCAAACATTCAGAGACATCTTTGAATGTGTTCCTGAAAACTATAAATATGTACAACACATCCCTGAATATGGACGTTGGGATGACCTCCTCCATACCTTCGGTGATGAAACAATCATCAAAGGATTGAATGAAGGTAATAAATTATGTGCTAAATGGATGCCTCGTCAAGGTCCAGTAGCCAAGCGTCTTGCTGACAAGATGAGGTTATCTGCACGTAATTGGCGTAAACTTCTGGTATCTTTAACGAACGTCGTTGAACAGAAGATGTGTGCTAGTGAATGGAAAGACATTAACTATTCCCACACTCCTAGTCAAGCAGCACGTATCTATCGTAACGCATTCAAGCGTCATGATACTGAGGGTTACACTGCATACCTCAAAGATGTTGAAGATGGTAAGAAGAAAATTAATGCGGGAGCATTAGCTCCCCATGAATTAGTACGTATCTATCTTAATCAAGGTTATTACGCAGAACAAGACAACACTGTTGAAGCACAATGGAAAGCATTACCTAATTACATTACAGGTACTAACAAACTATTGCCTATCTGTGATGTATCTGGTAGTATGCAGGGAACACCAATGGAAGTATCCATAGCTCTCGGCATTTACATTAGCGAACGTAATGAAGGAGTATTTAAAGATGCGTTCATAACATTTAGTAGTAAACCAAAACTTCAAGTGTTAGCGGGTAACCTTTACCAACGAGTATCTCAACTGTCAAAAGCAGATTGGGAAATGACAACCAATCTCGAAGCTGTCTTCACATTAGTCCTAAAGAAAGCTACTGAAGCTAAGCTAAAGCAGGAAGACATGCCAGAGACAATACTCATTCTCTCTGATATGCAGTTCAATCAAGCAACATACTTAGATAAAACTGCAATGGGTATGATTAAGAAACAATATAAAGATGCAGGATACAAGCTACCACGCATTGTATTCTGGAATCTACGTGCTGTGGACAAGACATTCCCGGTACAAAACAAGGATGGTGTAGCAATGGTTAGTGGATTCTCTCCATCAATCATGAAGAACATCCTACAAGGTAAGGATTTCTCTCCTGAAGGTATCATGCTTGATACAGTTATGAGTGAACGATACGCTCCCATTACATTGTAATAGGGACGGTCATTAGGCTAGGTACAGCAACCACATAACTATGTTTAGTTCTTGCAACTTGAGAACAAAACTCGATGGTTACTAGAGAATAAACAAGTAACAAAACTAGCCTGTTTTATGAGAGTGTTGATACTACGGCGTGCGTATCGGTGGACTGTAAATCCATTACACAAGAAACATTGTAGGTTCGACTCCTACCACTCTCACCACATTGAATGGTAACAGCAACTAATTATCCTAGACTTTTAATCTAACCGATAAATCCATTCAGCCTAACAACGCTCGGGTTGCTAATATTGGCCTTAGGGGTAGCCTTATAAACTACTAAGCACCATCTAGATAAGGTGGTTAATGTGGGTTCGATTCCCACCCCGAGTACCATTTAAGTGGGGCATGGTGTAGTAGACTAGCACAAAGGACTTTGACTCCTTTAGGTCCAGTTTGAATCTGGATGCCCCTGCCACTTAGTTTCTAACAGCAACACATTATTCTCAACTTCTAATTGAAAAAGTAAATGAAACTAGTTAAATGAAAAACATACTACTTATGTATACAACAATCTTTATCATCGCCCTAATCGTAGGCTTTCTTCAACAAATGTAATGAGGTCGGTCATGCTAAATATACTCCCTATAGCAGAATATAAACCATTTCCAGGTGAAGTTATTATCCTTGGATTACCGGCGTTTGTAAAAATGCCAGAACATCAAAAAATACAGGAAATATATGATCCTAAAACAACCTTCTTCAAAACATCTCCTGTAACCAAGATACATCCTAACGGTGATTTCGAGACTATACATGGATTCCTCTGCAAAAGGACTTAATCATGCACGAAAAGAAGCCGGAAAATCTACTTTCAGCAGAGCGAGAGTGGGAGCAGTCATTGTTAAAGGCGGTAGACTACTCTCTAGTGGATGCAATCAAATACGATATAGTAAGTATGCTGCTCGAAATGAGTACGAAAGTATCCATGCAGAGGAAGCGGCAATTATACGACTCATGCGTAAACCAAATGGGTTACAGTTGCTTGCTGGAGCTACAATCTTCATTACTCGCATTAAAAAAGATGGATCAACAGGACTAGCTAAACCCTGTGAACAATGTCAAGGCTTAATTGATGCAGTAGGAATTAGGAAAACTATTTTTACCACTTAAAAATTGTATTGATTTCATATTAATTATATGTTATAATATCTCTTTTATACAGGAGATATTGTGAAAACATATACAGACATAACAAGTATGAAATTTGGTAAATTAACTGCAATAAAAGCAGTAGGAAGAAAAAATAAACTACAGAGAGGACAACTATGGGAATGTATTTGTGATTGTGGTAATCATGTAACAACATCTGGAACTAGTTTAAGAATAGGTACTACACAATCATGTGGATGTTCTAGACAAACTCCTGAATTTAAATTAACTATATCAAATAGAAATAAAATTGATAAAGAAAAAGCAGCTATAAATAATCTATTTTCTAGGTATAAAAATAGTGCTAAAAATAGAAAAATTAATTTTAATTTAACAAAAGAAAACTTTACAACTTTAGTAAAAAGTAATTGTTACTTTTGTAATTCTCCACCAGATAAAGCTTTAAATGTTAGTATTTTAACAGAAGAAAGAATTGTTTATCTAAATGGAATAGATAGATTAAATTCCACAGAGAATTATACTACAGATAATGTAGTTCCTTGTTGTAAGAAATGTAACTATGCAAAAGGAGACTTATCTGTAAATGAATTTAAAGAACACATACAAAAATTAATTTCTTTTGCAACAAATTAAAAAGGTGATACATACATGAGACATAATCTAGTTATTATCTTAGCTGTGTCTATTTTTTTAATGTTAGCTCAATCATATGGAGAATATAAAGGTAGAGAAGATGTAATTAAAGAACTTGAAACCAAACTATACATCCAAACCAAAACACACTACCTAATGTGTGTACCAAAACCTTCCAAAGAACTCCTTATATATAGGAAAAGAACATGAAAGATTTTTATATTAAAAATAAAGAAGATATATTTGCATATGTTTTTCTACTCTTCTACTTTGTAGTATTTGTTAACTTTATGGCAGCTACTCTTTACTTTTGGATTAAATTATGAAATTCTTTCACTACATTCCCCCATCTAAAAAAGGTGGTGTTACTATTGCGCATGAACTCATCGAGCATAACCAAGGTAAGACTCTTATCATTGCTGTAGCACAGGCATCTGACAAAGACAACTACTGTCGTCGTACTGGTCGAGATGTTGCTCTTGATAATTATATCAACGGTAAAGTATTTAGTTTTGTTGTTAAAGGTTCTAAAAAGAACATTCAAAAACGTATTGAAACTCAATTGTGGACCTTCTCTCACTCAATCTATAAGATGCAATCCAACCATGCTAATTAAATTTGTAAATAAGAACACAGTAGATGTCTTCCTAAACAAAGGTTGGGAAGAACATGGTCGTTTCAAACTCTCTCATAAAGAGAAGACCATTAAATGTTTCCAAGTAGCAGGAAACAAATTCAATAACAAAGAAGTAGCTCTACTGGAAGCTAAAGTAAATGAATGAAGAATTTATTAACTCTATTGGTATTCATACTGCTTATGATTTTAGTCATCTAAAAGATCAGAAGTATGTAATCTTTTGGGGTGGTACTGATGTAAACCCTGCACTATATGGTGAGAAACCATCTCAATATACACAAAGGCCAGACAGTCGTAGGGACATTCTTGAAATTGCTATAGCAAAGTATTGTAGGACACATAAGATTCCTATGATCGGTATCTGCCGTGGTGCTCAGCTACTGAATGTATTCAATGGTGGTAAGTTACTTCAAGACATCACTAACCATATTGGTGCACATATCATGCGTACCTATGATGGTAGAGAGATTCTTGTAAACAGTACACATCATCAGATGATGGTGCCTGCTAAACATGCAGATATTCTTGGTACTGCACACCATCCTAGTAAAGGATTAGTAGATGATAAACATGTTGATCTAAGTTATACCTTTGAAGTATTAGCCTATCCAGAAACAAAGACTCTTTGTATTCAGTATCATCCTGAATGGATGGAAGATAACAGTGATGGTGTTCAGTTTGCTAAAGAAATGGCATGTGAATACTTAGGCTTGAAACAAGTAATCTTCTCCGATAACTCACAATGGTATGGTGATATTTAATGAACATCCTTTTACGTAGACGTAAGCTAGGTAACACTAGCTGTAGAGAAATCTCAGCTCGTACTAACATCGTTACAGTACGTAACGACAAACTAGCAGGTCAAGACATTGACTACTTATTCCGTTGGGGTTGTACTTCTCAATGTGATGCTAAACACACTATCAACAAAGTTGCAGCTATTAGCCTAGCTAATGATAAGAAAGCTACACGTCTTAAGCTAGCTCCTCTACGTAATAAGGATAAGCCCATCATCCCACAAACATGGCCTGATGTTTTATCATGGCAAGAACATGCAGAAAAATTACTACCAGTAATTGTACGTGCCGATCGGCATGCACAGGGACGGTCATTATTCTTCTGCGAAACAAATGAACAAGTAGAACAAGCTGTAATTAAATTAAAAGCAAAAAACAAAGATTATTACATCTCTGAATACATTGCTAAAGAGGCTGAATACCGCGTCTTCGTAGCTCAAGGTAGGGTAGTATGGGTTACCAAGAAAACCCCTGCCAATCCGGCTGATATTGCCTGGAATGTGGCACAAGGAGGTAGGTTTGATAACGTACGCTTCTCTGACTGGCCTCTTAAGGCATGTCGCATTGCTATGATGACTGTTGAAGCTGTTGGTCTTGACTTCGGTGGTGTGGATGTTATGCAAAAGGGTAAGGACTTCTACGTATTGGAAGTTAACTCTGCTCCTAGTATGACTAGTGTATATCGTCAAACTACTACAGCTAAGGTATTCCAACACATCGTAGATAATGGTAACATTACCTACCCATCACCTGTTAAACTGAACTCATATAAGGATTGTATTCATCCATGTCTGATCTAACTATTTACACTCTAGGCGCTGACCCAGAATTTTTCATCGAGCTTCCTAATGGACAGATGAAGGCCATCACTGGCCTCATTGGTGGTACAAAGGAGAACCCACTTGCAATTGACGATCATGGAGACTTTAAAATTCAGGAAGACAATGTTGCTGCTGAATATAACATTCCTCCTTCATACTCTAAAGAAAAGTTTATCCAACATATTCTTTGGCCTCAAACCTACATCGCTAGCCTATTGGGAACTGACAAGTTTACCATTAGTAGAAAAGCATCCGCTTCCTTTCCAAAGAAAGAACTACGTGATCCACGTACACAAGAATTTGGATGTGACCCTGACTTCAACATCTGGACGTTAGGTATTAATGAACGCCCATCATGTGATGACAAGACATTCCGTACTTGTGGTGGTCATGTACACATTGGTCTAGAGGATCAGTCACATGAAAATATTATCCGTGTTATTAAGAATATGGATCACTACCTAGGTGTGTGGTCTGTTGTTGCTGACGCTGATGAGAAACGTAGACAGCTTTATGGTAAGGCTGGATGTTTCCGCCCACAACCTCATGGTGTTGAATATCGTACACTAAGTAACTTCTGGATTTTCTCACCAGAAACTATTTCTGAAGTATGGGATAGAACACAAGCTGCTTGTAACGATATGAATACCGAATACGATGAACAATTAATTCAGGATATTATTAACAATGCAAACAAAGACGCTGCTCGAAAATATCTTCGAGCTAATGGACTTTAATCCACACGTTACTTCTGTAGAGATGTGTCTTGACGAATTTCGTGCTAAGTATCAAGATAGTTACATCTCTTTAAATGGTAAACCACTATACCTATCTATTATTCGTGGAGACTACTTAAGTGGTTTTGATAATGTTATTATCAAATATAGTGATAAGCATGAGATTAAGAATCTCTCCTTAAAACCTGGTTTATATATTACAGACAATAAAGAAACTTTATTCTATGTGTATAAGCTTCCAAGCAAACAGTTCTGTAAAGGACTTAAGTTTGGACAAACACATAACATGATGGTTGTAGCTGGTAAGGTAGTTAATAACACACTAGATATATCTTTCATTGGATACACATGTATTTATACAAACAAAGTATTCATCTATGATAAACAAATTGGTATCATACAAGGGCCTGAGTTAGTTTTAGCTGAGAAGTACAAACACCTTAAACAGGAATGTGAAGAGTTATGGAAACAGTACAAAATTATCTAGGAACAGAGCTACCTAAGTTCTATGGTAAGTCTGCAAAAAAATCTATTCCCGTTGGAATTGAGATTGAGTTAGAACGAGTATGTTTAGTAGCTAGACCTATTGGTTGGACTATCCTTAATGATGGTAGTCTTAAGGTAGCTGGTAAAGAATTTACCATTCCAGTATGGAATACCAGTGCTGAATTATATCTAACCAAACTCTTTGATAATATCAAGGCTGAGTCTTCAGATCGGTGTAGTGTACATGTACATGTAAACATTGCAGACTTTACAGTACAAGATATTCATAATCTAATTATTATCTACAGTATCTTTGAGAACACTCTATACAGATATAGTGGTAGACGTTGGAATAGTAACTACTGTGTACCTGTACGTAGTCATCTAATGAGAAACATTAGAACTATGGAGTTTGGAAACATTATGGATACCTTCCCTAAATACTCAGGATTACATTTCTTCCCTGATGCAAAGCTATGTACAGTAGAATTCAGACAGATGGCTGGTAGTGTAAATAAAGACTACATCAACAACTGGATTATGATTGTAAGTAACTTAGTTAAGTATGCTAATACACTCACTACAGAAGAACTCATCACTCGTATTAACAACATGTATACCACTAGTAGTTATTGGGATTTCGCTAAAGAAATCTTCGGTGAATACTATCACATCCTAACTAATAATGAATTCAAAAAGGATGTTGAAAATGGCTTACTCTTTACAAAGGTACATCTATAATGTGTGGTAGTTGACAACACACATTATATAAGATATAATTCAGGTTTTAAGGAGTAGTTTATGAAACCTGATTTAGTAACAATATTATCTTATACAAAAGAAACAGAAACTGGATGTTTGGAGTGGACCAAATGTTTGAACACAGACGGATACCCACGAGCAAACATCAATGGAAATGTCAACATTAAAATACATAGAGTTGTATATCAACTTTCAAACATACATGAAGACATTAGTAATAAAGTAATTAGACATACTTGTGATAACTCGAAATGCATCAACCCAAATCATCTATTATCTGGAACACATAAAGATAATATGAATGATAGGGATTTAAGAGATAGACATGGGTCTCGTAAAATATCACTAACAGATGTTATTACTATTAAACATTTATTTTTTAATAAAGTGTATTCAGTAAAAAAACTAGCAACTATGTATAAGGTTGCTGAAAATACTATTAGGTATTCACTTTATAAACGAAAGGTAGGAACCTAAAATTTGTGGAATCGTTGCTGTTCTATCCAAGAAATGGCATAAGGATGCCTCTTCAATCTTTAAACAACTACTATATGTTGGTACCTTACGTGGCTGGGATGGTGCTGGCCTATTTAAAGTATCAGGTAAAAGTGTAGATGTTATCAAACAACCAGGACCTAGCAGCAATCTACTATACTATTTAGATAAACCACCAGTTACTAACATCTATAGTTCAATATTGGTCGGTCATAATAGAGCATCAACTAAAGGTGAAAACACTAAAGAAAATACCCACCCATTTCAAGAAGACCATATTACACTTGTCCATAATGGCACAGTTCATAACCACAAAGTAATGAAGGATACTGCTGTAGATAGTCATGCTATTTGTCATTATCTAACAGAGCATACTCCACAAGAAGCAGTAACACACATCAATGGTGCTTACGCATTAGTATGGTATGATAATGTAGCAGAAGAATTACGTTTTATGCGTAACAAAGAGCGTCCTCTATTCATCATCCATACAGAAGACTTGACTGTCTTAGTCTCTGAACGTAAAATGGGTGAGTGGATTCTTAATAGAAATGGTGTTAAAGTTAATAATGTTGAAGAAGTTAAACCTTTTGTTCTTTATTCAATTAAAAAGGATAAGCTTCATGACATCAACAAAGAAGAATTAGTAGAGCCAATACAGCACATTACAGCTTGGGCTCCATATGAATGGGAAAAAAAAGAAACGGACGAAAAAGAAATAAAGCCAAAGGAAAAGGACAAAATCCTCCCCGTGACGAAAGCTACTACGAGTATTCTGGAGTCTTTGGAGTCTAGAGGATTAAAAAAAAATCAACGCTTTACAGCTTATTGTTACGCCTCAGAGAAACTTGGTACAAGCTACAAAAACTTCGGTATTGCTGACTTTGATAGACAAGAAGAAGTAATCTTCTATGCGAATGATCCATACGAAGGTGCTAACATTAGTATTATCTTCTCTAATCTTCTTGATGACAGGAAGAATAACTCTTATCTCTTATTTGGACACTCTGTCTTAGAGTTAGATGTACAAGATGAGATAAAGACTAGCCTTAATGGTGTACGTATTACTAAAGAAGTAAATGCATTCCTACATGGAAGAAACTGTGTTAGTTGTAAATCACCTTATACATATAGAACAGTAGATTATGCACATATCCAAGAAGTAAAGAAAGATACTGGCTTCGTTACTAGTTATGTATATGTATGTCCAGAATGTGCTCCATATGTAGATGCAGAAGCAGCATGACTTCCACAATTTTATATAAAACGAGGTGTCCTAGATGTGCTGAACAAGGTAAAGATTTACACGGTGACAATCTTGGTGTATATTCTGATGGTCATAGCTACTGTTACTCTTGTGGTTATGTCACCAGTAACAACAGTAGAAGAACTTCTAATCTTAAGAAGCCTTTCCAAGAAATAAATCTTCCTTTAGATTGTGACTGGACACTACCACCTACTCCAACTAAATGGTTGTTAAAGTACTTCGAGTATAATGATATACCACTCAACACATTCTGGTCTGAATCCAGAGACTCTTTAATATTTCCTATATATGATGACCCTATTAAACCTACCCAATTGTTTGCCTATCAAGAACGCTATTTTGGAAATGATCCAAAACGCCCTAAATGGAGGGGGTACGGAATTGATGATAGCCTTGTTCAAATTGGCGGAGAAGCAACCAGAGATAGTAGTATTGTACTGGTAGAAGACTTACTTAGCTATTATAAGGTAAGTAAAATACAACGATGTATGTGTTTATTTGGCAGTAATGTTAGCTCTAAGAAGTTAGCTCAACTTATGCTGCTAAACTATAAACACATTATCTTATGGTTAGACTATGATAAATATAACTATGCTCAATCAGTGGTACCTAAAGCACGTATGCTTGGATTACAAGCATCAATCCTAGTAACTAAAGATGACCCCAAGGGATACTCCTATGTTGAAATTAATAATTTGCTATCTGCATTATGAATTATATCTATCTCCTTAAGTCTCTATTTATATACGAAAACTATGTAAAGTATAGACACCACATCAAGGTAACCAAAGAGGAACATAGAGAATTATTCTATTTATTCAAAGCTCTTGATAGCATCATGGAAATATCCAAGAATACTATTAGCTTTGATGAGTTTGCTCTTTGGGTACAAGTAAATCTAGGAAAAGATTATGAAGTTTTTCTCAAACTTATTGGGAACCAGGACACATCTATGGTTCTTGAGTTCGCCAGTTTACAGCAAATCAAAAAAACGAGTACGGCCTCAAGACTATCACAAGCATTTCATGAGTTTGCGGAAGGACGAGGAGATGATAAAAAGATTGAGAGTCTTCTCACGGAATTTAATGATGATGAGAAAGATGAACAGGAATCACCCTTCGTAGAAGACTCTTTGGTAGATATATATAATGGACAAATACGAGACCCAGGACTGCGTTGGAGACTTCATTCACTTAATAGAGCAGTGGGTAGTTTACGAAAAGGAGATTTTGCAGTTATCTTCGCTAGACCAGAAACAGGTAAGACAACTTTCCTTGCAAGCGAAATCTCATATTTTGCAACTCAAACGGATGCTCCGATATTGTGGTTCAACAATGAGGAACAAGGAACTAAAGTCAAATTTAGAATTTTCCAGTCTTACTTTGGAAAAAATGTCAAAGAGATTTCTATAAATATAAAGCACTATCAAGATATCTATTTTGAACAAACCAACATCAAGATATATGATAATGCTTCTATTCATAAGCGTAAAGTTGAGGAGCTATGTAAGGAATATAAACCAGCGTTAATTGTTTTTGACCAACTAAGTAAGGTTAAAGGCTTTCAGAATGATAGGGAAGACCTCCGCCTAGGACAAGCATTCGCTTGGGGCAGAGAGATTGCTAAAGAATACTGTCCAGTATTGGCAGTTAATCAAGCTGATGCTAGTGGTGAAGGTAAGAAGTATTTAAATATGGATAACGTAGCTAATGCTAAGACTGCTATCCAAGCTGAAGCTGACTTAATTATAGGTATAGGTAAATCTCATGACAACGGATTTGAATATATTCGACACTTAAATATATGTAAGAACAAATTATCTGGAGATGAGGACACTGATCCCACTCTACGGCATTCTAAAATTGATGTACTTATTCAACCAGACTTAGCAAGATTTAAGGATATATAATGAGCATTACTTATGAATATTTAAATGGTAGTAAACAAATTCTACATACCTATAGACAAGAAGCTTGTTTCTATCAAGCAAACACCTATTTAAGAATTCATAAAAAGGCTGTATACTTTAGATATAAGTTAACAAATATAACTGTGTCTAATGAAATGATGCGAGATTATTTAACATTCTTAAATTCTACTAAAGTTTTATATAGACTTAACGTAGAAGACATCATGAATGAGAAGTCTTATACGTTTAGAATTACTAGACAAAATTCTCTAAAGAGTTTTGCTACTTTAACTGCCATTCGTTATCTTGAAGAAGAAACAAATGCTGTTAAGTTTATTCTAAAGAATAAAGATGTTAAGACAATTAGTAAATTAAACCTATTATTACTAAGTGCAGTATATCAAATGAATGGTGGTCATTTCTTAAATAGACCACCTATTAAAAACGAAGATTTTATTAAGCACAAAATTGTAAAAGTTAAGTTTACTCCAGATAATAAAATCACATCTAAAGGATTACATGCTTACTTTGGTAACTATCCAAGTCTTTGGGGTGTTAACCCACAACAGAAAAAATCATTGTGTGAACACTATAAAGTTAAACTATTATGATGTGCTATAAAGATACTACCTTCTGTCTAGGTCATTGCCAGACAGTTAGTTGTCATAGAAATAAGAAAGGTGTTTTTTATAGTGGTGGTCCTAAGGAAGATTGGCTACCCCTTTCACTAGCTCCCTTTCATTTAGAATGTACACATTACCAACCAGAGAAATTTAATGAAGACAACAAACAAATCAACAGTTAATCTAGTAGATTGGATGGGAAATGATTTAACTGTAGCTAACGCGGCTAGAGTATCATTTGATAAAGAAAGTGAATGGACTGAGGCAGGTAACCTAAAGGAACAAGATGCTAAACTTATCAACTATTTGGCTAAACACAATCATTGGAGTCCTTTTGCTCATACGAGCATCCAGCTTCGTGTTAATGCTCCCCTTATTGTAATGATAGATTTCACAAATCTAGTAAACAATTATCTGGTAAAAAGAAATTTACACAACAAGAATGGAGACATAGTGTAAGTGGGTATGCTTCTAGATTTATGGAAAGAGCTAAATTAAGAACACCAGATACTAACCTAACACAGGACTATATAGTTTCTTTAATTAATATAGGTACTTGTAATATTACAGGGATACCTTTTAAATATAAAAATGAATTTGATTCTTATCACAATCCATATGCACCTTCTATAGATAGAATTGATTCTTCTAAAGGATACTACAAGGAAAATGTTCAAATTATATTAGCAGCTCTTAATAGAATGAAAAATGATTTACCTAATGATGATTTTATAACTATGTTACATAATATATTATCAACCTGGAAGGCTTTAAATGAGTAAGGGTAGTAAACAAAGACCTATTGAAGATAAGAAGAAGTTTGATGAAAATTGGGAACGTATCTTTGGTAAGAAGGCATTAAATGGTAATTGACATTCCACTAATTATTTCAGTTGAAGCTGATAATGAAAAAGAAGCAGAAGATTTAGTAGCAGATATTATGTATGACACAATATCTATTGAGGTATTGTGTGAAGGATGGAGGTTTATAGAAGATGACAAAATCTTATAAAGAAGTAATAGCTAAACTAAGATCAGACCATCTTGATAAATATTATAGTGGTGCTAATGACACACGCATACCTAACTTAGACTTAGTTGCCTTTATATATGATGTAAAACTAAGTAAAGTAGAAAAAGATATTTATCACGAATGAGACAACTAATTCCGATGGATTGTGAAACTACTACGCTCGATAAGGGCTCCCCCTACAACAAGGATAATAAACTTGTCTCTGTAGGACTTGGATATGAAACTTGGTACAAGGAATTTAACACTGGATATATTCAAAGAGTAGTAGATTTATATACCTTGGTCGGTCATAACATTAAGTTCGATATAGCATGGCTACGTCGTATAGGCATTACATTTGATAAAAGTATCGTTAGAGATACACAGCTTGCCGAATTCATAATTAGCAATCAAACACATGCCTTCTCTTCTCTTAATGAACTAGCATTTAAGTATTTAGGTGAAGAAAAACTAGATATTGTTAAGACTGAGTATTGGGATAAAGGTATAGACACATGGTTTGTACCAGAATACATCTTACTTGAATATCTACAAAAAGACTTAGAACTTACGTTAAAAGTCTATAACAAACAAGAAAAGATTCTAAAAGAAACAGGTAAATGGCAGTTATATTTACTACAGTGTGCTGATTTACTAGTACTACAAGAAATGGAATGGAATGGAATTCTCTATGACAAGGAGACAAGCGTTGCGAAAGGTAATGAATTACAGCAAGGGATTGACACCCTTACTAAGTCTATCACTATTAATTCTCCTTGTCCCACCTTTAATGTTGGCTCTGGAGATCATCTTAGTTGTCTACTTTATGGTGGTACTATTAAAGAAGATGTTCGAGTACCTGTCGGAGTTTATAAAACAGGCCCAAAAATAGGTCAAACTAGATTCTCAATTAGAAAAGAAGAGTATCAACATGAACAGCTTATCAAGCCATTAAAAGGTAGTGCATTAAAGAAAGAAGGGTATTATTCTACTGATGAAGGTACTCTCAAGTCTTTAAAAGGAAGTAAAAAAGTGAATACACTTATATATAGCATCTTAAAGTTATCTAAGCTTTTAAAGCTACAAGGTACATACTTCTTTGGTATACCTAAATTAATGGATAAAATGCATTGGGATGATAATTATATTCATGGTCAATTAAACCAATGTGTAGCACGTACTGGTAGATTGTCTGCTAGCGAACCTAATCAACAGAACATGTTAAGTGAAGTAAAGGAATTATGTGTCTCTAGATTTTAAAAAAATACCTCTAAAATATAACTTTAAGTGTAGTAAATGTAGTTCTACAGATATTGAATATAGAACGGTTGAGGACTCAGATTGTCATGAAGATTACCAATATCATTGTTTATCTTGTAATAGATATTGGTGGGTAGATGGAGCAGATTACTAATGTATAAAGAAGCCTTAAAAATAATAAAAGATATTGATCCTAACCTATATAATGAGAAATATCTTACAGGTAGTTATGTTATAACTAAGAAGAAGGAATATAAAGACATTGACTTTCTTCTA